CGATCATGTCTTCCATTTCTTTGGCGCCTTTGTTGATGCGGTCGTGCAGCGAGTCGTAGGAGTCCTGCATGGTGGTCAGCTCGCGGTTGGCCACCACGGGCGCCTTCATGCCCGCCGACGTGGCCGCGTCAGCAATGGCCTTGCGCATCTCTTGCACCGATGGCGTGGTCGAGCCGCCCTTGGCCATGCTCTTCATCGGCAGCGCCGGCGGGCGCGGCATAGCCATCGGGTTGGGCCTCATGGCCTGCATGGCTTGGCCTTGGGGCGTCATGGCTAGGATGTTGCTCTGCGGGCCTCTAGGTGGTGCTGGTGGCGCTCCGGGCATGCCGGGAGGCATGGCGCCCATGGGCGGTGCTCCGGGCGGCGTAGCGCCCATGGGCGGTGCTCCGGGCAATCCGCCGGGTTGCTGCGGGGGTTGGCCCGGAAGCATCTGCTTGCCCGGCATCTGCGGCTGGAAGTCAACGCCACCAATGGGCAGGCTGATCTTGTCTATGCCGGGGCTCATGAACTCCTTGACGGCCATGTTGGGCGCCTCTTCAGCACCAATTTCCTTGATGTCAATGGCGCCGCCATCTGCCTTGTGCAGCACGAGGTGGGCGCGCATCTCGTCCATCGTGGGCGCAGCGCTGCCGCCTTTGGACATAGTGTGAGTGCGTTTAGCAGCGCGCTTGGGATACTCAAACTCCAATTTCTCTTCTGGGTCGTGGCGGTGCGCCAGTTGGAACTGGGCGGCAAAGCTCTGCTCAGGATGCCCCATGTACTCGTCAAACTGGCTTGCGCGGTGGGCTGCGTGCAACACGCCCTTACCGCTGCCATGCACTGCGCCGCCTTCAGCCATGAACTTAATCGGCTGGGGTGGCGCGTACTCTTTGCCAGCGCTGACTTCTTGCGCGTGCGGCGGGTCGATCTCATACTCACCGTTATTGTTTTGCGCGTGCTTGATGTGGCCCTCGTTCACGTGGTGGGTGAACGCTGACTGGTGCTGGACCGTGCTGGTCGAGGTAGTGGGCGTGGTCATCAGCAAGTGGCCGACGGTTTTGCCGTTTTTGGATTTGAACCGGTCTTTGGGCAGAAAGTCCTCATCCTTGAACCGCGAGTCGGTCGGGATCATGTGCGGCGTGCCGTCTTCGTTTTTTCCAACTTGCACCAAGCGTGGGTGCAGGATGTGCTGCTTCTGGTAGTCGTAGCGCTTGTCGTTAAGCGTGGTGTGTCCGAAGTGCGCCTTGTCGGGTGTTGTCGGCTTACCGTTGGGCCCAAAATGCCCCGCCGGGCCCTCAGCCTTTTCTTGCTCGTTCAACTCATCTACCGGCCTGCCGGTGGACCAATACTTGGCATGGGTGATGGCCTTCTCCATCTTATTGGCCATGGGCGAGTCGCGCTTGACATCGGTCACCATGTAAGAGCCTTTAGGCGGCGTCTTGTGTCCATCGTCATTGACAGTGTCTTCGCCCTTGCCGTTTACCGCAAGAATGGTGGATCGCACGCGCTGCTTGTCACGGGCGATGTTCTCAGCTATTGAGCTGCTGTGCTTGGTCTTTGGCCCCACGTTGGAGTACGTGACGTAGTAGCCGTTCTCAGGGTCGTGCAGCTCGTTGGTCTTGCCGTATGAGTTCGCGGTGATGGGCGGCTTGTTCTCGGCAGCGCGCTGCTTGTTCAAACCGCGAATGACATGGCGCGATGACACGTCGGTCTCGTCCACCACGTTGGGGCGAAACAGCAGACGGGTGTTTCTCTTGTCGGCCTTGTCGGCAGCTTCGCGCATAGAGCCGGTGTGGGCGATGATCCAGTCTTTGGTCATGGCCGGGTCGTGCTTGGCCTGCGCGTGGCAGGCCCGACGCACTGCGGCGTTGACGTACTGGCTCTCGGCGTTGGGCGCAAAGCATGTGCCCTTGCTGGTGTCGACCACACCGTTCTTGTCCGTGCCGCCACCGCAGCCTGTGGTCTGCCCGGCGCAGGTGTTAAGCACGTGGCGCTCGGTTTTATCGGCGTGGCCCGACGTGTACAAGGCGTGGCCAGCGATGCCCTTGGACGCAAAGCCTTCGTAGGTGCGCCCCTGTGCGTCGTGCTCGTGGCGCACGGTGTCCAACTTCTCGCTCTTGTCCAGCGTGTTGGCCGTCTTGCCAATGTGCTTGGCCATGCGCAGCCGGTTGAGCGCGTCTTGCTCGGCGCTTACCTGTTCGTCCAATGGCTTGGCAAAGTGCTCTTCCAGCGTTTTCTTGTGGGTCGAGCCCATTTGCCCAAGGGTCATGGGCGGACGGTTTTCAGAGCCGTAGACAGCCGCGCGGGCCTCGTTGATCTTGTCCATGCCCTCGGCATGTTGGGTGCCGTGCAACATGTGCCGGGGGACTACGATGCCCCGGACGCCGCCGGGTCCTTTGGCGTCGATCTTTATCCGCTTTGGGTTCGACGCATCGGGCTGTCCGCCTTTGGCCAGCGCCTGTTTCATCTGGGCTATCGTTGGTTGCACATCGCCTCCTATGGGGAATTGGCGCGGATTTTACAGCGCATACGGATTCTCCCTCTTGCGCTGCCCGGCGTCAACATAGTCGTCCTCGTCCACCCATTCCTTGGGGAAGTCGATCGTGAGCCAGCCCGCGTCACGCAGGTAGCGCAGGGCTTGGCTCATGGCGTCCACGAAGTCGTCGTGCGCCGTGCCCTCGGGGAAGCTGCATATCTGGCTGATCATGCCCTCGGCCCAGTCGCGCACAAAACCCTTCCTGTTGCTGGACTCCGGTATCCAGACGCGCCCGGCCTTGATCACGTTGGCCACGATGGACAGCCGCTGGACCTTGTCGGCCCGGCCCGGGTTGTAGGGGATCACGGGCACGCCTGCCCTGCGCAGGTCTTGTATAAGACTGATGCCCGCGCTCTTGTCCTCGACCAGCAGCAGGTCCACGCGCTTCTTGTTCTTGCCCTCGCCGTACACGACCTCGTACTCGTCAAGCACCTTGGGGCGCAGGTCCGGGTACTGCATGTGCTCCTGCCAGCAGTCGATCACCAGCGCGCACATGCCGCCGTCCTCGGGCTTGAAGATGCCCAGCGTGATGTGCGCCGTCGGGTCGTTCACGGTCTTCTCGCTGGTGGCGCAGTCCAGCGATTGCAGGATGAACTCGAACTTGGGCAGGGGCTTGCCCGATGGCCACAGCTTGAACCAGTCCCTGCGCACGATGCCGCCCTCTTCCGGGTCGATGATCTCGGCGTAAATCTCTTGGCGCCCGAGCTTGGTGCCCTCGTACTGCATGATCTGCTTTTGGAACGATGGCGCGAGGTTCTTGATGTTGCTGTACGTGCTGGCCCGCGTGACGGCCACGTCGTCACCATCGCGGGCGATCAGGTCCATGACCACGTCCTTGGGCTTGGGCGTGGTGGACGCGATGAGCTTGGTGTGCTGCCCGAGGCGGATGCCGAACTGGATCATGTCCCAGCTCTCTTGCAGGTACTCCCACGCGGCCAGCTCGTCGAGCCATCCGCCGTGGAACTGCGGGCCCCTGAAGCGCTCGGGCTCGGACGCCGGGATGCCCTTGATCAACGAGCCGTTGACCAGCGTCAGCTCGTGCAGGCTGCTGTTGTACTTCTCCACCAGCTTTGGGGGGATGACCGAGAGCAGCCCGGAGTCGCCCTCGTAGCACGTGCCGCGCAAGTCTGCTGATGTGGGGGCTGACACCAGCCAGCGCGTGCGGGGGTGCTCCCACGCCCACCACCCTAGGTTCTCGGCGGCTGCACGGGTCTTGCCGGCCCCGCGGCCAGCGCACATGAGCCAAATGCTCCACCAGTCGCCCACGGGCTCTAGCTGGTGCTTGTGCGCCGCTATGAGCCAGCGTGCGCGCCACTCAAAGGCCAGCCGGTCGCGCTCGGGCAGCTTTGCGTACTGCTCGCGCACCTGCGGGCTCTGGAGCAGCTCGGCTAGGTCACTCACTGGCTTGGCGCTTGAGTGCGAGGTTCTTGAGCATCTCGCCGAAGATATCGAAGCTGGCCTCGATCACCACGGGTGCTTGGTCGTCGCCTGCAAGGATCGTCTTGTCGCCGTACTTGCGCGGGTTCCACTTGGCCAAGAGTTTTAGGCGCGTCTCGATCTGCATCTTGCGCCAAGCGATGGAGCCGGGATCGTAGCGCTTGTTGCCCGCCTCGTCGAAAACTGCCAGTGGCTCGGTGTCCGAAAGCGCTGCGCATTCCTCAGCAATTACATCGTGCCCTTTATCCCGGGCGTGCGCGATGCGTTGGGCAAAGTCTTTGTCTTCCGCCTCCCAATCGTACATGACCGAGAAGTTTGGCATCCCGTCCTGCCGACAGAATTCGCGCAGCGTTTTCCCGTTGGAAATCCACTGCACCAGCTCGTCTTTGATCTGTTCCTTGTTTGGGTATAGGGAGGTGCCCGGAGGTCTCCCCATCTTCTTACCAGTTGCCATTTGTGCCCCTTAGCGCATCTCTCAGCGCGTGTGGGGCGAAGTTTAGCCGATTGGCTAGAAAGATTCCAGCCCGTTGTCAAACGCCCACTTGTTGGGGTCGATGGGCTCTTGCGCCTCGATGGCCGCGTCTGGCTCGTCGTTGGGCTTGTACTCTGCTTGGGCCTTGGCCACTAAGCGCTGGATGTCCAGCGCGACCAGTTGGTCAAATTCTTGCTGTGTCATGGTGTCTCTTCCTCTTCTGGGTACTCGTCGGGGTCCGCACGGTCTGCCTCGGTTTCGATGGCCGTGTGCGCCGCTTCCCAATCGCGCTGTATCTGTCGGAGGCGCTCCTCCTCGGCGTGCTGCTCTGCCGGAATGGCTTTGTACCGCGCCACTTGCTTTAACAATTCTTCATCAAACATATTCATGGTGTTCTCCTGCGTTACAGCGGGGAGCCCATTTCCGAGCCGTTTATAACCCGGTTGAGGCGGTCCCATTGGGCTAGGTCTTCTGGCCACTGCATGGCGCGCTGCATGGCGTCAAACTCCTTGTCGGTCAGCTCGATGACTGCGCGCTGCTTGCCGTCTGGCCCGTAGGCCACTATCTCGTTCACGAGTGTTGAGTCCATGGTGCTCCCCTTATGCGCGGGCGTTGAGGAAAGAGTACAGCTCGGTGTGGTGGATCGTCACGCGGTTGTGACCGCCGTCCACGGGCACCAGCACGGTGATGTAGCCGCCGTACATGTTGGAGGGTGATGCGCGGTAGCCCGCTTTGTGCAGGCGGCTGACAGCGATTTCGAGAAGGGTCTTGGTCATGGTGATCTCCGGGTATGTGTGTTGAAGAGCCTCTACTGTAACATAAAGTTACAGTTTGTATCACGCCCACAGAAAAACATTTCTATCAGTGCGGCTTGCCCGATAGCCTTTGCCTAATGTCCGTGGCCAACGTCTCCAGCACTCCGCGCACTGCGATGGCCTGCTCCTCGGCTGCGCGCTCCACGAGCCGTGCGCACTCCTCGCGCTCGATGGCGATGGCTTGCCTTGTAGTCTGGATGGCGATGGCCATGATCTCAGCCTTGGCGTGCGCCAGCTCCCGGTCGAACTCCTTTTGGGTGAACATCGGCATGACGTTGGCGTGGCCAAGTAGCTGCCGGGCGAGGGGACTCAGTTCTTTCTCTTCCATGATCTACTCCTGTGATTGGCCCATGACACGGGCCTCCATGATTTTGTTGGCCTTGCGCAGGCCTGCGTTCTCGGCCTTGAGCCTCTCGACCGTGGTGGTCAGGTAGGCAAGGCGGCTCTCGGCTTGCCGAATCCAGTCGGCCACCTCGGTGGGCATACGGTACTCCGCGACGGCTGCGGGCTCGTTTTGGGCTGTTTTAGGGGTCTTGGTGGCCATGTTTACATCCAGTAGGCGATGGTTACGCCCAGCAGGGCGAACGCGAGTGTAAGGGCCAGCATGCCGAGGGCATAGGCCCACGGCGCCATGGGCTTGTGGACGGGGTAGTGCTCGCGGTATCTCACGGCAGCGTCTTCATGGTGTCCTGACCGATGTGCAGGCTGATGTGCTTGGTCATCGGCCCAAAGAGCTGGTCCACCGCCTCGGGCTCGCCCAGACGATTGAGCTTGTAGTAGGCGTGCACGTACTCGCTGGTGCTCATGCTCTCCCCGGTCCGGGGAAAGTAGCGCTTCTCTGGCGTGAGCTTGATGCGCTTGGGTTTGCCGGTGATCTTGAGCAACTGCGACACAAAGTCGGTGCGTTGCTCGCGCACGGTGTAGCGGGCTTTGCCTAGGGTGATCGTTTGCATAGTCTTCTCCGGTTGTGGCCCCCGAGGGGGCCGTTGGGGTTACAGGTAGGCGTGCTCGTGGGCCGCGATGAACTGGTCGGTGGCCTTGTCCAGCTTGAGCGCGGCCATGGTATCGGCAAGGGTCCACAGCGCCTTGTTGAGCTTGACGTTCTCGGAGACGCCGCCCACGGCGCGGGTGGTGGTGCGCCGGCCAGTGGAGCTGCGTCCGGGCACGCCGCCCTTCATCATGTTCTCTTGGACCCGGTTGTAGACGGTCCACAGGTCGTCCTTCTGGTCCTGCCAGCGGCTGGCCTGCAACAAACGGCTGGCCAGCACCGGCTGGTCGTTGCCCCAGCGCACTTGCAGCGCCGAGGTGGCAAAAGCGATCTGTTCTTCGCGGTCCAGCGTGATGGCCTTGTAGTCGCCGATGCGGCTGCCGATCTGCTTGGCGTCTTCGAGCACACGGGTGGCGCCCTCGATCACGTCGCCCACCACGTTGCCGGTGTGGCGAACGCGGATGTTGTTGAACATGTCGCCGGCAATCAGGCCGTTGGAGCACACGAAGCGGAACACGCCCGACATGATCTGGTAGCTGGAGCTGCCGTCGTGGCTGTTCAGGAGGATGATCTCGGGGACTTCGTCTGCCACGATGGAGCTAACGTGACGCATGCGCACCATGTGCTTGGTGTGCTCGCGCTTACCGGCGTCGCGCACCTTGGTCTGGCGAATCTCGTAGGGCTGAAAACCCTCAGCCCGCAGGCCGTCGATCACTTGGATCGTGGGGATGAAGCTGTAGCGCTCGCCACGGCTCTCGTGAGCCTCGCTGGCCATCACGCTGGGGGCGTGGTAGGCGATCTGCTCGTTGGACAGGGCAGACTGGCTACGGAAGCTGGACTGCTTGGAAGAGGATGCGAAACGGATCATGATGTACTCCTAGGGGTTTGGTTTAACGGGATGTAACGCGAACTGACACGCAGACAGTGTTCTTGGTGTAGGCATCGTAGACCTCGGCACCGTTCTGCTCAACGAAGAACTCCTTGTCAAAGACCTTGCGGTCCATGTCCACCAGCGTGGCCTTGAACAGCGAGCCCTCTTGCGACTCACCGCTTTTCTTGATCGCCTCTTTGATCGCGTCGGCCTGATCGGTCAGGTCCTTGATCTGTGCGAGCAGTACGCCCAGACGGTCCACCGAGCCTTCGTTCAATTCCACCACCAGTTTTGCTTTAGCCATTTTGATACTCCAATGTGTTTGTGTTGAGAAGTACCGCAGTTTTTGCTGCGATGGCTGAAGTGTACACGGCTTTTTGTTGTTACAACATCTTTTTTGTAAAATAATTCTATTGTTTTCTTTCCACCAATAGTTTTTGCAAATAATTACCAACTGCAACGCAACAACCTCTGCAACATGCAACACTACCTAAAGGTAAGTGTTGCAAGTGTTGCACTTGCAACGTGCAACAAGATGCAACTGTTGCACAACTGTTGCAACTGTTGCAAGCACTTTTTTACGTACTCGCATTGTTTTGCGGCTTCGAGCCACCAAATATAGTCACGTGGCCATGGGCGTTCTGGGCCAAAAACCCGCCCTCGATAAGCGATTTCAAACTGCGACGGGCCATCTGGGGACGTGTATCGCGCTTGCCGGCATCACCCACGGGCATCTTGCTCACCGCCGCCGTGATCAATTCGTTCTCGGTTACGGGGCTCGCCCCGCTAAAGTCGATAAGGTCCTTGGCCGTCTGGAACACCAGCGCGTTGGTGTCGCCCTTGGGCCCCTTGGACGCCGCCACGGACTGTCTGCTGCCGTCGGTGAAGGACACCACGCAGGTCGTCTCGTCGTCGCCGTCCTCGTCCTGCCCCACCACGATGGTCTCTAGCCTAAAACCAAACTCTTCTCCATCGGCCCCGCCCTTCATCTTGGTGACGATGGCCACCCGCTCCTCGTCCGAGCGTATGACCTCAAACTCAAAGTCAGCCGCCGCCCTGAGCCCTGACCAGCCCCGAGCCCCTCTGGACTCGTCTTTGCCGCTGTGGTGGACCAGCCCGACCATGGCGCCCGTGACGCGGGTGATCTCCTTGCAGTGCCCCAGCACCTTGCCCATGTCCTCGCCGCTGTTCTCATTGCCGCCGGGCATGACTTGGGCCAGCGTGTCGATGGCCACCATGTCAAACTGGCCCTTGAGCATGATCTGCTTGACCAAGGCCTTGGTGTCGTCAATGTCCAGCAGGTTGGGCGCGTTGCTCACGAAGTGCATCTCAAAGTCGTTGGGGTCTATGCCGTGGTGCGCGCAGTACCCGGCCACGCGCTTGCGCATGTCCTCTTGGCCCTCAGCGGCCACCCAGCAGATGCGCGCCTTGCGGGTCTTGTGGCCACGCCACTCGATGCCCCGGGCCACCGCGGCCAACATCTCAAAAACAAAGAACGACTTGCCCGAGCCGGAAGCCCCGTAGAACACGCCTAGGTTCGCGTTGGGCAGCACGCCCTTGATGATCCACGAGGCCTTGCGGCGCACCACGAACTCGGAGGCCGTCTCCAGCTTGAACCGGCTTTCCTTGATGGCCTTGGCCTCGTTGGACTTTTTTAGCTGCTCGGCGACCTCCGGGTCGCTGGTGAGGTCGTCAAAGTCTGAGAGGATGCTGTCACGGGTGATCGCCTTGGGCTTGGCCTTTTGGCAGTGCTCGACCCACAGGTAGGCCAGAGCCCGCTCGGGGTCCTGCCTGCGGTGGGACAGCGCTATGTCCATCACCGGCTGGCTGGCCGCGAAGATGGACAGCACCGTGGCGTCGTTGTACCCAGCGCTGTAGAGCTGGACCCCAGCCGCATGCAACGCCCCGGAGCGGTCGCCAACGTCCTCGCTCGGCCCATGCAGCAGCAGCTCCTTGGTGGCCTCTGGCAGCTCCATGTCCTGCACATCGGGCAGGGCCAGCTCGTGTATGAGGTCGGGCATGGCAATGTTGATCACGGGAGCGGCCTTGCGGGTCTTGCCATGCTGCTCGAACAAACCGGCAAGCACCTCGGCCTTGGCCGGGACCATGGGCCGGGGCTTGGCGGTGTGGCCCGTGATCGTGAGGAAACGGGCCGTGTGGCCACCGTAGACCTCGATGCCCACGTCGTGGTTGTTCCAGTCCATGTCGGCGCCGCCGTGGGCCAGTATGCGCAGGCCCGTGCCGCTGGGACTGATCTCGGTGTAGCTGCCCATGGACTCGACGATCTCGCGTGCCCACGGGTCAATCTGGCCGTCCTTTCGGCAGTTGTCAAGGTCGATGCCCACCACGTCCGAGATGTCGGTGAGCACCAGCCCCAGCCCGTGGTAGCGCGTGGGGTTCAGGCGCAGCGTGGCCGCGGCGCTCTCGTAGTCGCCCCAGTCGGTCACGTTCTTGGTGGAGAGCCCCCGGTGCATGGCGCTGTAGGGCACCTTGTCGTACTTCTGGCGGCTCTCGTTCCAGATGGCCTTCCAGACCGCCCAGCGGCGCAAGGCCTTCAGCTCCGCGGGTATGTTGGAGCCGTTGAAGACCTGTCCGATCGGTGGCAGGTCTGGCGTTGTGTTTGTCATTGTTCATCCATGTGCTATCCAATGAAGGAACGACGGCGGGCGTGGATAAGGCGCTTTCAGTGTGGGGAGCTACCCCACCCCTAGCCGGGTTCGAGAGGCAGTCTATCAGATGTCGTTGGGCGCCAGCAGCTCGGCCAGTGCCGGGTTGATCAGACGCTCACGGGGGATGCCACTGGCCTGCTCCACCGCCCTGATCCACTTGGTGGGCACGTAGCCCTTCTTGAGCATGGTGGAGACGTTCTGTTGGGTGCAGCCTAGGACGTCGGCCATCTTGGCTTGCGAACCAACGGCGTGGATGGCTTCTTCTATTCCGGTCATTGTGTGCTCTCGATCATCTTGAGGGTTGAGTTGTCGTAGTCACGCACGGCGTGGCTGTAGGGTATGGTGAGCCGGGGTCGGTCCATGAACACGCGCCTATGCAGCGTATCCCGGTTATGGAACAGCTTGGGGCGTGTCTCTTGAAGCTCGGCTATGTAGGCCTCAAGGCGCACGTTGGCCTTGGTGTAGTCCGGCTTGGGGTCGCCCGTTTTCCATGCTAGGTCACGCAGGCGTATCTTTTGGTAGCTGTCAAACATGGTTATCTTCCTTAGTCGGTTTGGGTTGGTTGGGCGGTACGGGCACGGCGATGTACACCGGGCGCCAAGCGACGCTCTTGTAGCCCTTGGTCTTGGCGGTGTGCTCCCAGCGGTCCACGTACACGTCGGGCATGTTGGGCAGCGCTAGGCGCACGGTGTCACGTCGCAGCCCGGTCATGTAGCAGATGGCCACCACGGTGAGCCCGTCGGGCATCTTCCTGAGCGCCTCACGGATGTCGGCGTGGGTTGACTTACGCATTGCGTTCCTTGAGTTTGGCTTCTATGGCTTGGGCAAAGTCTTTCACCCGCATTTCACCCGGCGCGTACTTGATGATTCCTTCCCATATTTGCATGGCTTCCGCATCCGTCAGGTTTATCCACGGGCGCTTATAGACTTGGATGTCGTCGTCATCATCATCTTTGCGCTTGGTGTGATGCACAAGGTACATCCCTTCCTCGTCCAGCGCCGCTGCCTTTTTGCTTTTGAATCCTGTCATGTTGTTCCCCTTGCTTTGTATAGCGGGATGGCGCCATCACCACCTTTGTCTGTCTCAAACCAAAGACGCAAGTCTGTGTCGTAGCCAAACCAGCCTACGCAGTCTTGCTCTAAGGCCATGCCACCAACAACGTGAATCAACCTTTTGATTTCAGTTACCAGCGCCGCCGTTGTTTCCATGTCCACCGGAACCATTGCTCCGGGGAATAGCCACTCTTCTTTCATGTTGTTCCCCTTGCGCGGATTGATTCAATTGCCAGCTTTGGTGTAAAGCCACAAATCAAACAGCCGCCTTTGTCATTCTGGGCAAACTGCACCAATGCAGGCGCACCTTCAAACATCTGCGCTATGGCCTCACGCTCATGTGCTGCACCAGCCTCGTAGCCTTCTTGCCAAGACATAAGGGACTTAGGGTCAATGTTGGCTACCACCAATTTGGCAAAGGCTTCAAGCTCACCCCAAGACCAATCGACACCGCCGGGCCTTGCTGGCTCGCCATTGGCCTGCTTTGCTAGTTCAATGATGTTCATCACTTCCCCCAAATTAAAAAAGCCAGCAGCGTTATTGCGCCGGTTACAGCAATCACGGCGATCAATGCTTTAAAAGTCTCAGTAACATCGTTGTATGGGTCGGCAACTTTGCCCCAGTTTCCCCTTGCAATGTACGCATCATCTGCTTCTTTCATACGTTGCTTGCGTATAGGGCAATCACGGCCTTGGGTGCAAGTTCCTATGTCGTTACAGCAATTAGTCATTTAATTTTCTCCTTAATTAGTTTAGTAAAGCAAGGGGAGCAGCATACAAAGCTTAGGTACTCATGCTCAGAGCAATCAATGCCTAGCACATCAGTGGTTTGCTTGCACACTTGGCATACATCTACTGCGGCATCAACAACAATAGAGCGTCCATGTGCACGTTCTTCTGATTCGTAAACAACCTCCCATTTAGTCATTTGTTTCTCTCCTTAATTTGTTTGTATACATCAGCGTACAAATTCGCCAACTCTTTTGGCGGCACACCTGCTGCGTGGCCTGCATCAACCACAGCCATGATTGAGCGGAAGAATTTAATCTGCTCTGCTTCAGGTAGTGCTTTAATTTGTTCTTGGAATGTCATTTGGCACGCTCCTTGAGCATGGCGTCTGCTATTTCGTAAGCACTCAATGCAACATCTTCAAAGAAAATATCATCATGAATTAACGCTTGCATAGCCAGCCCAGCAAACTCATCACGCAGGGTCATGTCCCTTGCAAAGCCGCCGGTCTTTACCATCCAGTCTGTGTAGTCCCGTGCTATCTCTTGGTTGTCTTTCATTTGTATTCCTCCAGTCGTGCGTTAAGGCGTGTGATTCGGTTGACGTTGTAGTCCACAATGCTCTGTGAAAATTCAACCCCGGTTTCGGCTTGGAGCTTGGCCAGATGGGCCTCAGCCAGCTCGGCGGCAATCACCTCCAGCGGCGTGGGCTTTTTAAACGGCGCTTCAAGCAGCTCGCGTAATCCTATGCGGCGCATCATGACGTACCCCCAACGGCCTGTGCCGCGGCTTTCTCGGCCTTCTTGCGGGCACGGTAGGCCGCGGCGTACTCGCGCTGCTTGGCCTTGGTCCTTTGCTTGGCGTAGTAGGCCCGCTGGTACTCACGGTGCTTGAGGCGCTTTTGCTCGGCGGCATCAGCCACCTCGGCCTCGGTGAACACCGGCGCGCCTTCACTGCGCACGGGAGCCGCGGCGTAGGGATTGAGCTGTTTGTTCATCTCTTGCAAGCGGTCTTCTAAGGTCACCACCCACTTGCCAAGCGTGTCGAGCACGGTTAGGGTTTTGGTGTGCATCGCCTCTAGTTCGGCGACGCGTTTAATGTGCATTGCCTCTAGTTCAGCGATGCGTTTGTAGGGGTTCCAGTTCATGTGGGTGTACTCCAAAAAGTTGTAGGGAAGCGAAGCATACAACAGAAAGTTGTGGTTTACAACAAATATTTTTTAAAAAGTTACAGCAACTGCCCAAAATGTGATGTAAGATCGCCGCTCCCACAATAATTGTGTTGTGGAACAACGGAGATACACACATGAGCCTAGAAGACACAATCCGGGGCCTCACCGACGCAGTGAACGCCCTCAACACGACGCTACAGAGCGCCCGCATACCCGAGCCAACCTTCGTTACCGAGGTGGTCTACCCAAAGGACAAGGCGCCCAAAGCCGCGAAGGCCGAGGCGCCAACAGCTACCGCCAAGGCGGAATCAGGAGCTACGACCGCTACGACCGACTCCCCGGAGACAACCTTTACGCAAGCGACGACCGCTGGTATTAGCTACGACATGGTGGCCAAGGCCATCACCGACACCTTCCCCAAGGACCGGGCCAAGGTCTTAGCGGCGCTGGCCAAGTTCGGCGCGGCCAAGGGTCCCCAGCTCAAGCCTGCCGACTACCCGGCCTTCTTGGCAGAGCTGGCATGAGCGAACACGCCCAGCTATCACCCAGCAGCGCAGTGCGCTGGATGACCTGCCCCGGCTCGGTGGCGCTATCCAAGAACATCCCCGACACATCATCGTCCAGCGCCGAGGAGGGCACGATGATGCACACCGTGGCGGCGCACTGCTTGGCCGCAGGCACTGACGCCTCTGGTTACGTCGGCGTGACCGACACCGAGACCGGGTTGATCTTGCAGGTAGAGCAGGCGCAGGCGGTGCAGAAGTACGTGGACCACGTGCGCTCTGTTGTCAAGGCCACCAACGGGCGCTTGCTCGTGGAGCAGCGCGTGGGCATCGACCACCTCACCATGGAGCCCGGTGCGCAGGGTACAGCAGACGCCGTGATCCTGACACCAGACGAGCTGATCGTGCTGGACGCCAAGTTCGGGCGCGGCGTCGAAGTGGAGGCCGAGAACAACCCGCAGCTCCTGATGTACGCCTGCGGTGTGCTCAGGGAGTGGGACATCGCCTACGACTTCCAGCGCGTGCGCGTTGGCATCGTCCAGCCCCGCCTTGGCGCGGCGCCTGAGTGGAGCCTGAGCGTAGACGAGCTGAACAACTTTGCTGTTGAGGTGCAGTTCTTGGCCGAGCTGACTTACCAGCCGGACGCGCCGCTCGTGCCCTCGCCCAAGGGTTGCCAGTGGTGCAGGGCCAAGGCCACGTGCCCGGCCATCCGCACAGCGGTGATGAACGACTTCGATGCCGTGGTCCCCGCAACGGCGGACGACGACGATTTGGCCCGTGTGATGACCAACGCCGACATGATCGAGAAGTGGGTCAAGGCCGTGCGCGCGGAGGTTGAGCGGCGCCTGCTGGCCGGTGAGCCTGTGCCCGGCTACAAGCTGGTGCAGGGCAAGAAGGGCAACCGGCATTGGTCCAAAGACGACGACGCCGAGGCCTTGCTCAAGTCCATGCGCATCAAGCACGACCAGATGTACGACTACAAGCTGGCCAGCCCCACCAGCCTTGAGAAGCTGGCCAAGGCAGGCGAGATCGGACCACGTCAGTGGGCCAAGATCGTTGAGCTGATCACCCAGTCCGAGGGCTCCCCCTCGGTGGCCCCTGTTTCCGATAAGCGTCCCGCACTGGTTACGTCAGCGACCGCTTCTGATTTTGACGACGTGACAAACCCTTAACCTTTGGAGATTTCCCCATGAAAGTAAAACTTAACAACGTGCGCCTGTCTTTCCCCCAGCTCTTTGAGGCCAAGACCGTTAACGGCGAGGGCAAGCCTGCCTTCTCCGCTGCGTTCCTGATCAGCCCCAAGGACCCGCAGATCAAGGTCATCACCGAGGCGATCGACGCCGTGGCCAAAGAGAAGTGGGGCGCCAAGGCCGACGCCATGATGAAGACCATCCGCGCAGCCGACAAGACCTGCCTGCACAGCGGTGACCTCAAGGCCAACTACGACGGCTTTGAGGGCATGATGTACATCAGCGCCCGCAACGCGATCAAGCCCTTGGTGATCGACGTGAACAAAACCCCGTTAACGGCGCAGGACGGCAAGCCTTACGCTGGCTGCTACGTCAACGCCAGCGTCGAGCTGTGGGTGCAGGACAATAACTACGGCAAGCGCATCAACGCCACGCTGATGGGTGTGCAGTTCTACAAGGACGGCGAGAGCTTTGCAGGCGGCGGCGTGGCCGACTCTGACGACTTTGACGACCTGAGCGCAGACGACTTGGTTTGATTTTTGGGGGGAAAGCGAATGCTGACAACAATGTGGGTTCATCCACGATCAGTGCAGCGAGTACCCCCACCTTACACACATACACGGAGAAATTTATGAGCAAAATGAAAAATCAAATATGGGACGTTGCCGAAGCAATTGACGAGATATTTGGGGATGGCTACGCCAAAAAGAACCCCGAGTTAATTGGGCGTATTTTTCAAGCACGAGCCCAAGGGCAAGCGATGTATGAATCAGCAGATTTGATCCACTTCGCTATAAATTCACTGGCCGACGCCGTTTCAGCCAACGCGCAGTGAAGACGCTTTATCTGGACTTGGAGACCTACTCCGAGACCCCCATCGCCCATGGCACGCACGTGTACGCCGCAGACGCAGAGATACTGCTGGTGGCGTATGCGTGGGACGATGAGCCCGTGCAGGTCATAGACCTTACTCTGCCCGATACCCGGCCCGACGGGATAAGGGCCGTGCTCAGGGACCCCAAGGTCAAGGTGGTGATCCATAACAGCCACTTTGACCGCACGGTGATCCGGCATGCGTGGGGCGTAGACATTTCCCCAGCGCGCATCCACGACACCATGGTCCAAGCACTGAGTCACGGCCTACCGGCGTCCTTGGGCATGCTCTGCGAGGTGCTGGGCCTGCCCTCGGACAAAACCAAGGACAAAGACGGCAAGCGCCTGATCCAGCTCTTTTGCAAGCCGCTGGGCAAGAACCGCATACTGCGCCGGGCTACCCGCGAGACGCATCCAGCCGAGTGGGAGCGCTTCAAGGCCTACGCGGCCTCGGACATCGAGGCCATGCGCGAAGTGATGCAGCGCATGCCCATGGTGAACATGACCCCGGCGGAAACGGCGCTGTGGCAGCTTGACCAGACCATCAACGACCGCGGCGTGGCCATCGACATGGACTTGGTGGACGCGGCCATTATGGCCGTGGGCAAGGCGCAGCACGAACTGAGCGAGCGCTCGGTGGAGCTGACCGACGGCCACGTTGCCAATACCACGCAAGGCGCAGCGCTGCGCTTACACATACTAGAGGCCTTTGGCATCGACATGCCGGACCTCCAGATGGCCACCGTGGAGAAGACACTGGCCATGGACGTGCCCTCAGCGCTCAAGGAGCTGCTCTCGGTGCGCTTGCAGGCCAGCTCCACCAGCACGGCCAAGTACAAGGTGCTGCGCAAGGGCACGAGCGCGGATGGGCGCCTGCGCGGGCTATTGCAGTTCAATGGCGCGGCGCGCACTGGCCGCTGGGCCGGGCGGCTGTTCCAGCCTCAGAACCTGCCCCGGCCAACGCTCAAGCAAGAGCAGATCGACCTAGGCATCGAGGCGCTCAAGGCCGAGTGCGCCCACTTGATAACGGACAACACCATGGAGCTGATCAGCTCGGCTATCCGTAGCTGCATCGTGGCGCCCGATGCGCAGAAACTAGTTATTGCCGACTTGGCCAACATCGAGGGCCGGGTGCAGGCGTGGCTGGCCAACGAGGAGTGGAAGCTCAAAGCCTTCCGCGACTTTGACGAGGGCACTGGCCCTGACCTGTACAAGATGGCCTACGGCAAGTCCTTCGGCGTGGCCCCTGACAAGGTCACCAAGGACCAGCGGCAGGTGGGAAAGGTCCAAGAGCTGGCGTTGGCCTACGAGGGCGGCGTGGGGGCCTTTGCGACCTTTGCCGGGGCCTACGGCATCAACCTCGAAGACCTTGCTATAAAGGTACTAGAGCTGGCCGACGAGGAGCTGGTGGCCAAGGCCGACAAGTTCTTGGAGTGGGCCATCAAGGACAAGCGCCCGCGCTACGGGCTGTCCGATGACGCCTTCGTGGCCTGTGACGTGCTAAAGCGCGCGTGGCGTATTGCCCATCCCAACATCTCAGGCTACTGGGGCAGGCTCAAGAACGTGGTGCTGCAAGCCCTGCACACCCGGGGCCAGACCTACACCACGCTGGGCCTGAAAATCAAGGCCGCAAAGAGCTGGCTGCTGATCACGCTGCCCTCGGGGCGCGCTCTGTGCTACCCCTCACCCAAGGTCGTGGAGGACGGCATCACCTACATGGGCATCGACCAATTCACGCGCAAGTGGGTGCGCGTACACACCCACGGTGGCAAGCTCTTTGAGAACCTGTGCCAAGCCATCGCCCGTGATGTGATGGCCGCAAACATGCCGTTGATCGAAGCGGCGGGTTACCAGATCGTGCTGACGGTGCATGACGAGATCATCGCCGAGGCGCCAGACAGCCCTGAGTACAACGTAGACCACATGGCCGCGCTGCTGGCCACACCGCCCTCGTGGGCACAAGACATGCCGCTGGCAGCAGCGGGCTTTGAGACACACCGATACAGGAAAGAATGATGCGCGAATCTGACATTGAAAAGTACCTCGTCAAACGGGTAAAAGAGCTGGGCGGCGAGATACGCAAGGCCAAGTGGATTGGCCACGTAGGCGCACCGGACCGCCGGGTCATGCTGCCGGGGCGCCAGCCCGTTTGGATTGAGCTGAAGGCGCCCGGCGTCAAGCCCCGCTCCACGCAGATACGCGAGCACAACCGCATGCGCAGGCTGGGCGAGTTTGTTGAGGTCATCGACAGCATGGAGGGCGTGGACGCGCTACTAACATGAGACAAGTATTCATCCCCCGCCCTTATCAGGGCATGATCATCGAGCACATACTGGACAGCAAGCGCTGCGCGGTGTGGGCCGGTATGGGCACGGGCAAGACCGTGGCCACGCTCACGGCCATTGAGGCGCTCTTGATGGTGGAGGACGACCCGGTGCTGGTCGTGGCGCCCCTGCGCGTGGCCACCGGCACGTGGCCCGACGAGGTGCTCAAGTGGGAGCACCTGCGCGGCATGAACGTCGTGACCATCACGGGCACGGAGAAGGAGCGCGTAGAGGCCGTGCGCAGCCCGGCGCAGGTCTACACCACCAACTACGAGCAACTGGTCTGGCTGGTGGCCTACTGGGGCGACAAGTGGCCCTACCGCACCGTGGTGCTGGACGAGTCCACGCGGGTCAAGTCGTTCAGGCTACGCCAAGGCGGCAAGCGCGCGCAGGCGCTGGGCTCCATCGCGCACACCCGCATCGACCGGATCATTGAGCTGACCGGCACACCGGCCAGCAACGGCCTCAAAGACCTGTGGGGGCAGGCGTGGTTCCTTGACGCAGGCAACCGCCTCGGGCGCACCTTCACGGCCTTTAGCCAGCGCTGGTTTCAGACGGCCCGCGACGGCTTTGGCTTGGAGCCCATGCGCCACGCCCAGAAAGAGATACAGGACAAGCTGCGCGACGTGTGCCTGACCATCGAGGCCAAGGACTGGTTTGACCTGAAGAAGCCCATCATCAACGACATCATGGTGACGCTGCCGCCCAAGGCGCGCAAGCACTATAAAGAGATGGAAAAGGAGATGTTCACGTCGCTGGACTCCGGGCACGAGGTTGAGGCGTTCAACGCCGCAGCAAAGACCCAGAAGTGCCTCCAGATCGCCAACGGGGCCATGTACGTGGGTGAGGGCGCCGCTGAGTGGCGCGAGCTGCACAAGGCCAAGATAGAGGCCCTAGACTCGATTGTTGAGGAAGCCGCGGGCATGCCGGTGCTGGTGGCCTACAACTTCAGGAGCGACCTTGCACGGCTGCTAAAGGCCTTCCCGCAGGGGCGGCACTTGGACAAGAACCCGCAGACCATACGCGACTGGAACGAGGGCAAAATACCGTTAATGTTTGCCCACCCGGCAAGCGCCGGGCACGGCCTTAACTTGCAGGACGGCGGCAACATACTGGTGTTCTTCGCGGTTGATTTCAATTTGGAAAACCACCTTCAAATTATTGAGCGGATTGGGCCTGTTAGGCAGTTGCAAGCAGGGTACGACAGGCCGGTATTTATTCACCGAATACTGGCTAAAGGAACAGTGGACGAACTGGTGCTAGAACGTTTAGAAACCAAACGTGAAGTACAAGACATCTTGCTAGACGCCATGAAACGCTATAAAAAGCTAAAATAACGAAACCCCAAGGGCCTGCAAGCCGCGTGGGGTTTCTCATCAACACGAAAGACACTTCGCATGACTACAAACATTTTAACTCAAGCTCGCCTGCGCGAGTTGCTGCACTACGACCCAGAAACTGGCATTTTTAGGTGGCGTGTTTACCGGGGGCATTTGGCTCGTGCAAACGACATGGCGGGAACTTTTGATTCGCACGGACATCGACAAATATGTGTAGAACGGAAACTTTACGGGGCGCACAGACTAGCATGGTTTTACGTTTACGGTTGTTGGCCAAGCAAAGATATAGACCACATGAATCGGGTCAAAGATGACAATCGCATATCCAACTTACGAGATGTTCCAACCGCACTTAATTGCCAAAATGCGGTAGCCGCTCGCTCAAACAGTAAAAGTAAATTGTTGGGCGTCCACCGCACCAAATACAGTTTTATTGCGCAGATAGCTGTGGGCGGTAAAAAGACTCACATAGGATCATTCAAGACAGCGCAAGAAGCTCACAAAGCGTATCTTGCGGCTAAGATAGAACTTCACCCCGGAAACTTGGAATAAAACAAATGGCTGATTTCGCCGCATGGAAAAGAGAAAACCTAGCGCGCCTAGCCCACGACCTGACCGATGAGAACCAACGGCTCAGGGAGGACAACAAGATGCTGTTGGACCAGTGGCGCAAAGCGGTCACCGAAAGATGTCAGGACGAAGCTCCTGCCGGGTCACCAGACCCCCAGTGGCCTTCTCAATAGCGAGCGCCAGCACCGGGGATGCCTGCCGCCTGCCCGCGACAAGCAGCGCCATCCACGTGGGCGTGATCTTGAGGTATTCGGCCATCTCGCTCTTGGCGCCGCGCACGTCGGTCTTAAAGTATTCGGCTAGGGTCATGGCTTGTATTATACTCAAACCTAAAGTTACACTAACCGGAGAACCCTATGATGACCGAAGACGACCTGAAACGTATCCTCATGGACTGCAAGAGCCAAGACCCCAGCCAGCCCATCGACCCCAAGGGCCTGTACACCGACAACCTCGACATCGTGGAGTTCGGGCAGAAGGTTGAGGAGAAGCTGGCCCTGAAGTACGCCCGCATTGAGCGCGCCGAGTGCATCAAGTTCGTGAAGTCGCTCAACGCCGAGGTGGCGCGGGCACTGAGCGAGAAGCGCGGGGCTATGTAAAAAAGAAGCCCCCAGTTACGGGGGCTAAGGGTCAGAATTGACCTAGGAGACAATCATGCTTGGATGGATTTTGTTAGTATTGTTTTTATCCGCTGCCATGGCTTGTGGCCGAAAATAATTTATTGGTTAATCAAGCCGCGTCCCGCGCCAATTTGTCTTGCGTATCGCCCTTTTTGGCTGGCGGGTGACTGTAACCCCATTTTTATTACATCGGGATCGTTGTACATGCCCAACGCCGCCCACTGCCTTACTTGTTCTGGATTTTCCCTAGCGTAATCCAGTGAAAGAGGCGGGGCCATAGTGGCAAACCCAACAAGAGGGTTAGCTACGCCCATAGCGGTTTTTGCTACCGCGCTTGGCATACGAAGCTGCCCGGTCATAACACGTTTTGCGTAATCAGATTGTGTTTCGGCGGGTTGTGCCGGTTCTGTTGCTTCGCCGTAGCCTTTGGCCACATCTGCTGCGCCTGCGCCAAACATAGCAAGAGGGCTCACGTACTTACGCACACCTTGCCGCAACATTTCAGGCATAAAATTGCTTGCTAAATCCGCTGCACTGCCTAACCCGCTTGTAACATGGCCCAACGCTTCTGCCGTATTGGTGCCCCATGTGTCCATGGCTTCTTGAGCTTGGTTGGCTAAATTCATGCCGTGCAAAGCTCCGTAAGCCGATGAGCCAAACAAATTGCCTACATTTTTTGCGCCGCTACTAACAGCTTTTCCAAAAGAGGGTTCTTCAGCAAGCGCAGCACTTCTTGCTGCTTCATTAGCAGCTTCAGCATTTTGCATGCGAAACAATAATCGGTCAATTAAGCTATCGGGCTCGCCCGGCAACTTTGGCCCATAGAGCTTATCCAGTTTTCCCGATACAGGGCCTTTATTTTTTAAGCGTTGGTATTTAGAACTAACCTCTTGTACCGAACCTTTTCCTACACCATATCCTGTTGGCTTACTCCATTTTTCACCAGAGGTAAGGTCTTCCCCCGAAGTGCTTAAACCTTTAAGACGATCCGTTAACCCCGGTATGCGGCTAAAAGCGTTTGCGAGGATGTCGGCACCTTTATTTTCTACAAAAGACCCGATACCCCTTGCTATAGGCCCCGCCGCGCCCACAACGGTTCCAATTTCTCCACCGGACCAAATATTGGCTTCGCGCTTTGCTTTTTGTATGAGCTTGGTGAAATCCTCTGGGGGTTTACCTTGTTGCAAATACTTTAATCCTTCATCCCCATCTGTTTGATCTGAAGACGCGGGTTGCGCTGTTTGCGCATCAGCAACAGGGGCCGCAACAGGGGCCGCAATAGGGGCCGCAATAGGGGCCGCAATAGGGGCAGCTTGCTTTGTTTGCAAAGCGGGCGCAGACTTTTCTTTCTTCTTAACAGAAGGGCTTAGATAGTTAAAGTCATCATCCATTACTGTGCCCCCTTGGTTTTCAAAGACTCGTAGTTAAAACCGGGTTTATACGCATCAGGCACAGTCAATGCCGTGGGAAGTTCTAACCTTTCTGCAAATTGCGGAAGAGCCCTGTGTAACGCAGACCAGTGCCTGTTGTATTCCGCAACCCTATCGGAATTAAGCATACTTGATATGGGGTGGCCCGCCGCCGCATAGGGTTCAAGGATATAGGGCAATGAACTTAGCCGCTGTATTTTATGTAACTCTTCAGCAGCTTTAAGAATTGCTGCCTTCGGTTGCATTTCAGGACTTATCGCAGAAAATTGTTCTAAAGCTAACTGCTTATTTGTCTGCGCCTTTTGCATTTGATTGGCGTACTGTTGCTCCGATGCCAGATTTTGAATGTATTTTTGTACATCAGAAACCAAGGTTTTGGAATCTGTTGGTAATAAATTGTTTGTGCCAGCAACCATTTTTGATATAAAAGCAGGCATTGACTCGCTAGTTAAAGCGCTCCGCACAATGCTTGCAACAGAAGATGGGTCGCTCCTAGCAAGCCAAGTTTGCACAGTAGGTTTGTGCAATTGATCCACTATGTTTATTAAATTTTCCCGACGATTAACCGTGCTTGTATCGTTTGCTAAAGCCGCAATGTTGTTTACGTATTCCGTAGAGCCCTTTGTGTTTTCTTTTAAGTAAGAATTTTTGGCTTCAATGTCTAAATCAGCGGGGACCGCTGGTTTAGGCACCGGGTACTCTTTATGCGACCAAGCCGGTGGGTACTGCCTATAGTAGTCTTGCAATGCTGCTTTGGTGGCCGGGTCTTTTTTAGCAGCTTCTTCAAAATCTTTAAGACCTGCATCTGTTAATTTTTCACCATAAAAAGTAATAGGTTTAGTAGCGTCCACAGGTGGGTTTACCGCAGTGCCCGCTCCAGCAGTGCCCGCTCCAACAGTGCCCGCTCCAGCAGTGCCCGCTCCAGCAGCAGCAGTATCCCCGCCAACAGCGCTTGTAGTGCCTTGGCCTTTAGTAACAGGGTTTTCTGACGGTAAACGCACTTCAGAAGGCGCTTTTGGGCCATACATTTCTTTTGCGGCTTGTAAAGCGGCGTTTAATTCATCTATGGTTTTGTAACCATGATTCATGTTTTTTAGTTCAATTTCTTTTAGGGCTTGGCCGTATTGGCTTGACCGTGAACTTATTTCGGAAGACTCTAATTGGCGGTTTTGAGTCATTGTGGCAAGTTCTGCCGCCGCAGCTTTTGCTTGAGGAGAATCTGGCGCAGTATTTGTTAATTTAGCCACATACCCCGGCGTTACTGGCTCGCCCTTGGCAAGCCTATTAGATTCCATCGCTACAGCTTTTTGATTTTGCTCAAATTGGTTTCGCATGATGGCGTTTTGCGCCCGCATTTGAGCTACCGGCAATTCATTAGCGCGCTGCTTCTCTAGGTTCTCGCCAAGGGCTTGAGATGCACTGCCCAAAGACGCAAAAAAGCCGCCCAGTTGGGGTTTGGCAAAGCCTGCGGCTACGTTAAACCAGTTGGGGTTGGCATAACGCTGTTGGAGCGCGGCTAACCCCGCTTCGTTAGCATCAAGTAATTCTTGTTGCGCAGACTTGGGCGTGTCATACAGGTTTGCCTTGGTAATGTCAACAATAGGTAATCCGCCAGTTTGTTCGTTAGCCATAATCTATTCCTTATTAATCTGGAACCCAAACCGGATTATTTTCTTCGTCTTGTTCCCAATGACCGGTTCCCGCCCCAGTGCCGTCTTCTTTTACTGGAAGGTTGGTTTTGGTGTCTACGTAGCCGCCATGGCCATCCGAAATAACGCTTGGGGGCGTGTAACCTACTGAACCGCCCGGTTGCCCGCCGGTTTGAGGAGCATTTCCGGTATCCCCATAAGTAGGCGCAGGCCCTTTTTCACCTTTGCTGATCCAGTCCATAAACCGTTCAGCGTAAGATGGCCCGCCGCTTTTATCTTTTGCAAACGCCGCTGCACCAAGGGAGCCCAAGGTCGCAATTTTGGACAGTGTAGAACTGTCCATTGTGCTGGTGGTGGACGTGGGTATCGACGCGCCGCTCAAGAGGCTTGCTTTCTTGGCCAACACGTCCAGCGGGAATAGCTCTTTGTTCTGCTCTATCTGCTGCTTTTGCGCGCCAGTGGTAAGTAACTGGTTCACATCGGTGAGGCCCGAGGTCTGTCTTTGGGTGCCCAAGTTCACGCTGCTGGTGGCTGCATCCCGAATTTTCTGGGCTTCTGCCGTGGCCATGTTGCCTGCGATCTGGCCTACGTTAACCTGATTCGCGCGCTGGGCCTGCGCGGCCTTGAGCGCATCAGAGTAACCTGATTGCAGCGCTGCGGCCTGCTGGGACAGCGCGCCAATGTCGGCGTTGGAGATGCCCAGCGCCAGTGCATTGGCGCCGCGCTGCGAGCCAAACTGGCCAGCGCCCACCGCACCAGCGGTAATGCCCGGCGACAAGTTTTGGGCGATGTTCTGTTGGTTGGCCATCCTGATCTGGTCCACCACGTTCTTGGTGTAGGGGTTCATGTACCCGCCCACCAGATCGGCGGAGCTGGACGTGCCAGCAGTCAGGTACGGGTTTGCGGCCCCGGTGATGTCTACCGCCGCGCTCTTATTTATCAGGTTACCCGCGGTGTCTAAATCAGGCTTGTAATTGCCCATGTTGGTGTTCGCTAATTCAAACCCCTTGGTTTGCAAGGGGTCGGCGCCGACGTAATTAGGCGCAGCCGCGCCACCTTGCGTAGCAAGGTCCGTCATGTACTTGGTGTAATACTCCGGCGTTGTCGTAGTCGTCGTTGCCGATGATTGACCCATATCAGCCATGTTTTTTCCCCTTTGAGGATTTCAGGTATTCTAGTGGAGACTTTGCATCCGGGGGGAGCTTGTCGGGGGGTGCGGAACGTGCCCGAGCTCGGATAGCCTGCACCATCTGGTCCAGTTCCTTGGCCCCGGCCTTGTTGGAGCCGTTGCCCAGCGCCGAGACTACGTCGGCGGAGAAGACATACTCACCGTTGGCCAGCATCGCGGCGATGTCGTCGCTAGTGCCGTCGCCCTTACCCTCAACGTACTTGCCGCCGAGGCTATCAAGGCCCCCAGTGCGGAACAGCGGCGTGCCGTCGTAGTGCGGGTGCGTATGGTCCGGCTGGCCACCTTCGGCCAAGCGCATGCCCCGCGAGTGCAAAAGCGCCGCGAGCTGGGGTATCACGCTCATTTGCTGCAAAGAGCGCTGCTGGCTTGGCGGGCCCACCTGCTTGAGCGAAAACATTTGTCCTTTGGGCTGGGCCAACCCGGTATCTAGGTTACCTAGGTTCTTGAGCGCCGATTGCATGTCGGTATTGGCGTACGAGTCGATCATGGCTTGCACATCGGGCTGGCTACCTTCAGCAAAGCGCTGCACCGTACCACCATCGGCGTATATCTGCGGTACTACGTCCTTTTCGGCGTCAGGCGCATACGCTGCCAGCGCGGCCAAGGCCTTGTTTAGATCGACGTTAGACGGTGCTGTATCGGCTTGCATGGCCAACTCCTTGCGTTCTGGTAGGGTGAGTTGTTTCAAGTGTTCGTTGTACCCCATCTCTGAAGACCCCATCTTCCCAAGTTTAAATACGTTTCCAGCCGGAGCGTTCATCTCGGTTGTCGTTGGTAGCGCGCCCGTTGGCGCTGCTGCGGTAGGCGCAGGCGTGGCTGGCGCTTTAGGCACGGCTGGTATTTTAGGAATGGCCGGTATCTTAGGGACAGCCGGTACTTTAGGCGCCACGGTGGTCGGCAGCGCTGGCTGGCGTATCTCCACCGGGGGCAGCGTCAAGTCCGTGGGTTCTGGGGGCAACGCTTTTTCGCGTATCGTTACGCGATCAAGCGCGGGGTCCGTTGTACCCACGTTAGGGCTGACCGGTAGCGCCGAATCCGTTCTTACATTGTTTCCGTTAACACCGGTGTTTGTGTCCGTTGTATCTGGGGTCAATGCTTTTTCGCGTATCGTTACGCTATCAAGCGCAGAATCCGTCGTGCCCACATTAGGGTTGACCGGTAGCGCTGAGTCCGTTCTAACATTGTTTCCGTTAACACCGGTGTTTGTATCTGTTGTGCCCACGTTAGGGCTGACCGGCAAAGGAGAATCCGTTATGGTGTTGTTGCCCGCAGTACCAGTAACTGTTACAGGCGGCAGTGTCAACTCAGAATCCGTTACGGTATCTGTGGTTGATGGCAAGCCACCGATTGGTTCCGCCGCACGCGCAGCTTCACGCGCAGCTTGCTCTCTATCCGCTTGCTCTTGGGCAATCTGTTCGGCTGTTGGGGGGTTGAGGGCCGCTACTTGACCGGTTTCAAGCGGAGCCGTACTTATTGGGGCGTTGGTGGTCGATGGGAGGCCACCGCTTGGCTCTGATGCGCGTATGGCCTCACGCGCAGCTTGCTCCTTATCCGCCTGCTCTTGCGCTTGAGCGTTGCGTTCTCTAAGGAGATTATTTTCAATTTGTTGGTCAAACGTGTACCCCATGCTGGATTCGGGCGTAGTTGGAAGACCAGTTTTTTCGTTGGATAGCTTACCCGCAGGCGTGTTATTTACGTCGTAAGTTGTGCCGTCAACAGTAACGCCTGTTGGCGTCTTTGAAACATTGCTTCCAAGTTTTTGCGCGACATCAACCATCGCGTTTATGTCGCCGTGGGCCACCGCACTAGCGGTGTTAACAAGGTTTAAAGCACTTTTTGCGTCTACGGGCACGCCGGGTATGTTGGACGCCGCGTTGGCTATCTTTAATGGGTCACCGCTTTGCACCGCTTTGACTATGTTAGCCCCGGTAGACACGTTTTTAAGCATGGCAGTGGTGCTTGGGTCTAAGCCGGGAATGATCTTCCCTGCGCCCGCAAGTTGAGCCAAAGCTGATAATGGATCACCACGATCTAAAGCCTGAATCCCCCTATACGCAGAGATAAACGGCGCTGCTGGTGGGTACGCCATGGACAGCACGTTCAACGCAAAATCAGCGAACCCCGGATTGCCTCGGTCCTGAATCGAAGTTTGGCTCCCGCTAGTATCAAAATTAACGTACTGGCTTTTTCCGTTGTCGTACCGATAGCCAATAGGCGCGCCGTACTCCACTGGCTGTGATGTTCCCGAGCCATGCTGCACTTGTCCTGTAGCATAGATTGGTTCAAGCTCATGGCCTAATTCTTGTTCTTTTGCAAGAATTTCTGGAGGCTTAGGAACATTAATTTTTCCCGCGCTTACATCCGGCACAACAGGCGCGTTAATTACGTTCCCAAACCTATCAATTGCAGGAACAGGGGCATCACTTGGGGCTTCTGGTCTATTTCCGGGGCCGGGCATACCTATCTCCTCAGCGCGTTGTTGAACGCAAACGCCCAGTCCTGCCACGTCGCAAAGTTGCGGCTGTCAGGAACGCTAGGGAACCGGCCAATACCGGCAATGCCGTCGGCCCACGTGGTCCAAAGGCTCTCGGGCACTGTGCCCAGTTGGTTGGCCGCGAACAGCTCGGCCATGAGCGCGCACCAAGCGTCCCACGTGACGCCGCGAGGGTCGTAGACCTGCTTTGATTGATTGATTGCGATCATGGGTTGCCCGTTCCGCGGACATCGCCCGTGGTGATAGACAACAGCACGCGGCCCGTCTGGTACGTCCCACCAGCGGTGTTTGATTCAAAGCGCAGCCGCATTTCGCGGCGCTGCTCGCGCATGTCAATCTTGAGCGTGCCGGGCGAGAAGACGTAGGGGTCCGAGTCCACCACGGTGTCGTCGGCGTAGCCTTGGCCGGTCACCACCACGGTCATGTCGCCCTCTTGCACAAAATCAGGTTCAATGCGCTCTAGGCGCGTCCATAGGTTGTCGCCGGGCTGCTGCACCGAGCCCACCAGCCCGCCCAGCGTGCCGATGCTGTAGGTCTCAAAGTAGCTCTGCACGGCGTCCACGTTGGTCAGGTAGATGCTGTCCACGCCGGTCTCGTGCTGCCACAGCGTGTACTTGCCCGCGGTGTTGGCCTCGTTGCCCGCCCAAATGGGCTTGAAAAACACCTCGGAGAACACGCCAGCAGAGCGGCGCGCGCCGATAGCCTCCCCGGCGTCGTACCACGTCTTATCGCGCACGTTGTAGATGATCGCGTCGGTGCATTCGGTGGCGTCGCCCTTGGGGTAGAACCACCAGATTTCACCATAACGCGGGACCTTGGTCGCCCAGACCTTCTGGCGCTGGGTCATGTTCACGTTGTCAAAGAAGTAGTTTTGGTTGTTGCCGTTGGGGATTTCTTGCACCACGCCGTTGTACGACAAAAAGCGGTCCACACCAGCCCAGTAGAAGATGCCATCGTACTCGATGACCGAGCTGGAGGACATGATAGAGGTCTGGCTGCTCACGAGGTCGTAGGCCCAGTAGTAATTCACGCCGCCCGAGGACGATGGCTGGAAGCTCACACGGATTAGGGCGTCAACGGCCCAGAACAGGCCAGAGGGCGACGTGGAGCCACCACGGATAGGTAGCCCCCTGACGATCTTGCCGGTGGCCACGTTGGTCGCGTTGGCGTCCGGGCTGACCCAGTTGGCAAAGTCGCCGGCGCTGGAGTTGCGGATCAGGCCGTTGCTGCCGTACACGAACAGGTACGGGTGGATCACCACGCAGCCGCCCGATACGGCGATGTTGTTGTCAAAGGTCGCCGTGATGCTGCCCGTGGCGGTCGCTGCGGCGGACATCGTGACAGCGGTGCCCACCACCAAGGTCACCGTAGTGCCTGACGGGATGCCCGTGCCGCTGATGCTCTGGCCCGCGGCCACGCGCACGTTGTTGGCCGCAAGGGTAAAGGTAGTGGTGCTATTGGTTGAGCCCGCAGCCGTGAACACGCCCACCTTGGACATCGTGAGCGATGAGTAGCTGCCGGGGAACTCGCCGTACAGCACGGGCGTCTCGACCGTGGAGGTGATGAAGCTGAGGTTCTGCCCCGGGTGCGCCACCAAGTTGTTGGTGTTGTTGCCGGTGGAGTCATACGCGATGTCAAACTGCCACAAATTGTTGGCGTTGGCCGTGAAGTTGGACAAGGAGTAGGCATAGGGGCCCGAACCCAGCCCGCCGCTGGTCCCAGTGATCCACTGCTCAAGGCCACCACTGTACCCAGATACCACGTAGTTAAAGCCGTTCACGGCGGTCATGGCCATGCCGCGTGATATGCCGGTTGCGTTCAGAAAGATGGCGTCGTAGCCGCCTATCTTGCGGGGCCTGCCACGTTGGAAGCGCACCCAGCGGCCATCGACAAAACACGGCGCATCGAACACCGTGCCGTCGCGCTGTATTCCCGGGGGGACCTCCATTGAGATGACTTTTTTAGTCAAAACGCGCCCCCGGAGATTCCGGTAGTAAACGTGCCGGTGGTCCCGGACACCGCGCCACTAGCCGCCACCTTGCCGACTATGGTAAAGCCCGTGGAGTCGTAGTACCCCGCCGAGGCGTTTGCGATAACAAAGCCAACCTGCCCGGTGCTGGGCAGGTAAATGCCCGAGTTCAGGTCACCGGTGAACTTGATAGACGGAACGCTTAAAGAGCCGTTGCCCACCGTCAGCGTGGTGATTGAGCTTGACGAGCCCGAAGCGGCGTTGTAGACGTTGGTCCCATCGCACACCAAGGCTATCGACGTGTTTTGTGGGATAGTTACCGTCGCGCCGCCGCCCACCGCGGTCTTCACCGTGAAGGTGTACGCGCCCGTGGTGTTGTTGGTGATGATGTAGAACTGGACCGTGGATGGCACGATCAGAATTTGGTTGCTGGTCAATGCGCCGGAGTAATACTGGATCGTGTTGGCAGCTTGCGTGGAGGTGAGCGTCGTGGTCCCGCCGGTCACCGACAGCGATAGCTGGGTGTAGGCGAAGGTGTTGGACCTGCCGTAGCCAAAGGTGTTCCAGTTAGAGCCGTCTGACACCAGCACCAGCGACTCGGTTAGCTGGAGCTGCTGGTTGGCGTTGCCGTCGATGGTGTTCGTGCCGTTAGGGGTTAACGTCAGGATGCCCGTGCCGCCGTTGCGGATCATGCAGAACCAATTTGCGCCCACCGATGATGCGGAGGGTAGCGTGAACGTGCCCACGCCGCTGCCCCAGATAACGAGCTGCGAGCGCACCGTGGACGGCAACGTAACGCTGCTGTAGTAGGTATTGGTGACGTAGGCTTGGTTCAGTGTAAGCCCGATGGGGGTCAGGCCGTACCCGGCAAGCGCTGCGGCGTTGGCGGACGATGTGCCGGCGCCCAGCACCACGGAAGACCACGTGCCGCCTAGCGTGCTGTTGTTGGTCAAGAAGATGTACTGGGCTACGCCAGAGGACACCAGTATGATGGTAGCGCCCGTGTAGTCCGTTACCGTGAAGGTGTTGGCCGTAATGCCAATGTTGCGAATAATGACGGTCTGGCCGGTCGATACCTGCGGCGCAGGCGGCAGCGCTAACTTATAGCCCGGCGCCGTGGCCGTTACGTCAATGATGTTGCTGGCTGGGGTGTTGATGTTGCCGTTTATCGGCCACTCAAGTACCGTATCGCTTGATAGTGTGATGGCCTCGTAGCTAACCGACGATGGACTGACAGTCTGGCCAGTAAACGGATTCGTGTATGTTGTCATGGTTATGAGTCCTGAGCAATTGCTTGGCGGTCGCCGATGCGGAGCTGGTCTTCGGCCTTGAGCGCGGCCATGGCGCTGTCAAATAGCCCCGACCAGATAGCCAAGCGGGGGTCGTCCTTCACAAAGGGCGCGGTCTGCTTTAGCGTGCCGTAGAGCATCGCGTTGGGCGCATTCTGGGTGAGCCAGTTGGTCTGGTTAACGGAGGACAACGGCTCTAAACGGGTGTAGCACAGCGCCTCGAACGAGAAAGCGGCGCTGGGCGTGGGCGCTATGAACCAGTGGTCGTAGTCGTAGTCGGCGTAGTACAGCGGCGTGCCGGTAGCGGTGACGTTGGGCCAGTAGCTCGACAGGTACTCCAGCTTGCGCAGGTACATGGGCGTCTTGACCCCCGTGGCGTCCACCATGGTCATGGAGACCGTCTTGCGCCAGCGCGCAGGCTTGGCCAGCACCGGGTTGCTGATGTTCATGGTGGCGTCCACCACCTCCATCTGGCCAAGCGTCTTGATGTCTTGGGCGATCTCAAACTCGGCTAAGGTGATGGCCACCGGGATAAATGCGACGACGGCGGGATCGCTACGCTCAAGGTACTGGAGAACCGTACTTGTGAGGCTGTCGTAGGTTAGAACGTAGGATGGCGTCGTCATTTTCAGTCCTTGTTACCCTTGATTGTAAGGGCGGGTGCCTTGTTTGTCGATAATCAGCACTTGGCCGCGAGGCTTGCCTTTGGGGTCGTTGGGCACCGATATATGCGTCCAGCGGTCAAACTCGCGGATTAGTTGGTCAAAAGGCAGTTTTGCCGCCATCACGGCCTTGACTACAGCGTCGGGGGCCATGCCGGGTACACGAATGTCAGCAGCACAGCCGACCCGATGCTGGCTAGTGTCTTTAGAGCCCACTGCGTCATTTACTTGTTTGCTCCGAAATGCGCTGTTGACCATGATCGGTACGCCTCCCAAAACTCCTTTAACTTGCTCCAGCAGGCTTGCAATCCGCTTGAGATTTTCTGTTTCAGTAGGGTTAGGCTCATTCTTAAACTCCCGGTGATCGGTTACGGTTAACTCTTCCAAAGTGAAGTTCTTGGTCAAGTTCATTTTGCTGCCACGCCTTGCATCTTCTCAGCAGTGCGCATACCGCCCAAGCCCAGCATACCCAGCAGTAGCGGCATCATGGTTCCGGTGTCCATAGTGGGAAACTTGACCGGGTGACCTGCCAGCGCAGAACCCCACTCAGCCAGTGGGCCAATGACGAACTGCACAGCAAACCCAGCGCCGCATATCCACCCAATAGCCGGACGCCAGCCAGAGACAAAAATACTGGAGCTTGCAGCCTCAATCTTGTTAATGTCCATCTGCCCCGCAATCTGGGTTAACTCACCAGACTGTTGGAGTTTCATTAACTCTAGCTTGGCACTAGCTGCTTGCGCAGGATCAGGGAATACCCTATCAAAGACTTTGCCGCCGATGTCAAGCAGTGCGGATACTGGATCAAGTGCCATTTGGAGGCTCCTCTTCTTTGTGTGCGCCTACTTTTAGGCCCGATAGCCAACCAATCAAGCCACCGATGATGGTCTGAAAAGCTGGGCCAATAATTTCAAAAATCTTGGTGTTGTCTACTTCCTTGACAAACAGGCCGTGAATCAGCGCCCAGATCAAGGACAGCACAACAGCGCACAAGGTAGCGGTGACCATGTAGGTCACTACGTTTACCAACTTATCTTTATCGTTCATCTTGCCTTCTCCATGATCTTGGCTCTGAGCAAAGGGCTATCTGAAGTACCCGCCCACTCCGGTAGGGCATTCCAAATTATCAAGTAATCATCCGGGCTGCACTTTGACTTATCCAACCATTGCAGCATGGCCTTGTGGCGCTCTGCGGGGTCATGCAGCGTCCAACCAATAACGTATAACTCTTGCACCGCGCAGCTTGTCTGCTTGGGCTTCTCCTGCTTCTTGGGCGGCGGGGGTTCGGTGGACAGAATCAATCTGTCCTGCGCCAAAGCCACCGACAACAGCAACACCAAAAAGATAAAAAAGCGCATAAAGCATGGCTCAAATTCCAATTAGTTTCTTCACGAACTCAGCCGCAACACCCGGCCCCAAGAGTACAGCCAAGATGACTACATACAAGAGGTACTCAATCTTGGTCATGCGCTTGGAGCCTTCGTCAAAGCGTGCTTGTATTCCTTCGTACCGTTGGGCACAAATTGCTTCGTGCACAGACAAGCGCTTGTCGGTCTCCGTGGCGAGTTCGTGAACTGCTTCCATTTTTTACTCAGCTATTGCTGCCTCTGCTGGCTGCTCGGCCAATGCCTGCTTGAGCATATTGAGAAAGGCATCGCGTCCAACTTGCAACTGATCCACGTTGAACTTTGCTGAAGCCACTTTGCGCTCCAGATCAGCAACGTGATCCAACAAGATTTTTTGCTGGTCAGTCATAGACTCAATGTCGTACTCAACGCCGTCAATGATGAGTTGGGGTTTTGTGTTATTGCCCATTTCATGTTTCCTTTTCAAATTGCCGCCAAGGCCGGGTGGCGGCTTCCCGTTACCAAGGCACGCCAGTGGCGGTTACCGGATTCTTTTGCAGCGCAATGTTATTGGCGAGGCTTGCCTCTGTTGCGTCCTTGTCCACGCCGTTAGCCCAGCACCAGTCCAGAACCTCTTGCTCAGTTACTTGGGAGTAGGGGATAGCAGGGGTTGCTGAGGCAAAACCGCAAGTACCGTATGCACCAGCAGTGAAGTCACCGTCTACAGCGCTTACTGTCCAATGGGCCGTGGTGATAAATCCGTCTGCGGTGAGGCGGTCACATTGAGTTATTTTCCAAGTAGTAATCATGATATTTCCTTTAGGTTAAGCGATGCCTGCGTCTGCTAGGCGTTTACGGAGGGATTGGATTTCCTTGACCAGCATTGGGACTAGCTTTGAATAGTCCACGCCCATCATCTCGTCTGGGTCTTCTGGTTGGCTGACTGCCTCTGGAGCAACGGTGACAAGTTCCTGCGCAATGAAGCCGTAGCGTTGGTGTTCACCGCCCGCTTTCCAATCAAACTTCCGCACTTGAAGCGCGTCTATTAGGCTAGCTGCGTCATCCGCGTCGGCAACATTTTCTTTAAGGCGGGCATCGGATGTGAGGTTGTACAGAACCGCAGTCCCTGATCCGCTTTGTGTAACAGAACCTATAGAAGACCCATTGAAGGCAAACTGCAAATACCCATTTCCATCCGCTGTGCCACTAGCGTGGCCAATACCAATGCTTCCTATATTGGTATTTTTCATCAAGGTAATACCTTGAGATGGGGTATTACTTGCAGTCGTAGCCCCCACCAGCAAGTTACCGCTGGTGTCGATACGGGCGCGTTCTGTGTTTCCGGTCTGCCATACATGAGCGCCCGCCGAACTTCCGCTAGAGTTGTAAACAACGTCTGTTCCAGTGCTATTGGAAATGTAAACACCTTGCGTTGATGATCCAGCATAAAACGCTGTAGAAGCAGCGGCTGCAATAGTAGTTAATTTTCCGTAGCTGCTTGGGCTTATAGTCCCTATCCCTAAGTTACCGCTGGCATCCAGCGTCATCGCCTGAGTAAAGCTAATGGTGTTACCTGCTGTGCCTGATGGGGCAGTGCTCCAAACGTGTTGGCCGCTATTTTGGTTGTACTTTGATGCAAACCCATTATTGATGTACTTTTCAGTACCATCCGAAAACGAATTTTGCGTAATCGTCATGTTGGAATTGTTAAAATTCCAGATAGCTCCAGCAGGAGTTTGTAATGCTTTTTGACCACTTCCCCAAGCACTAGGAGTAACCCCCAAGCCCAAGTTACCGCTGGAGTCAATACGCATTTGTTCAACACTTGCTGAATTAAAAAAAGCAATAGTGCTTGTGCCAGAACTTGGATTTTTTATGTACGGAAAATAACCAGATGTACTATCTCCAAAAAGTGTAGAACGCCCACCATTAATTTGAATGTCACCGCCAGATATTGTAAATTTAGAACCGGGAGAACTTGTCCCTATCCCTACGTCACCAGCGGACGTAATACGCATACGTTCTGTAGTGCCACTTGAGTAAAATGCAAGTGCGCCCGTTCCTGTAGGCATAGCTACAAGAAAAGAATCTGTCCCTATATTTTGAAAATTTAATTTTGCGCTTGCTGTACTATTTACACTAAGACAAGTGCCAGAATCGTTTCTAATAGCTAAAGATGAACTAAATCCAGCAGGATTTGAAGTCCCTATCCCTACGTTAGTACCATCAAACACAAAGGTGCTACCAGTAGTCAGTACCTTGCTGCCGTTAAGGTAGGCTACCCCGTTGGCTGTGCCGCCTAATAGGGTCAGGTTCGTACCGTCAAACGTCAAGTTGGCAGAATCAGTCTCAAGGCCACCAGTGGTAGAGTACACCACACGGCCCGATGTCAAGCCGGTGTTGGTGATGGAGCTAAACCGGCCAGTACCAGCAGTCGTTGCCCCGATGTTCATGCCATCAATCGTGCCAGTAGTACCAGACGAGATCGTGATCGTGCCAGCACCAGTGGTGGTGTACGACTGGTTATTGGTCGTGGTGTTGTGCAGGATCGCGCCAGTAGCCGTCAAGCCAGTCGTGGCCAGTACGGTGCCGCTCCAAGTCAAGTTGGCGGACGCACCAAACACGCCGCTGCTGTTGAACTGAATTTGGGTGTTGGAGCCAGCGGCTGGGCCACCGCCGCCTGAGCCTGCCAGCAGCGTCACCACGCCCGAACTGTTCTTGTAGTACAGCTTGCCATCGGCGTAGTTCAAAGCCAGTTCGGCGCCCGATGCGCTGCTGGTCAGGTTCGCCGCCAAGGGGACGTTTGTGGCCGTGCCGCTTGCGTAAATCAGGATGGGGGTGTATCCGCTTTGTGCCATGATGTTTTCCTTAGAAAGCGCCGCCAGCAATGCCGCCGGTGATAGTGCCGTTTGCCGCGTTTGCGGTTATGGACGAGTTTACCAATTGTGGGAGGTTCCCGGTAGTGGCTGTGACAAAGGCCAAATAATTTGTGGCGCCCGATGACGCAGCCGTAACCGCTACGTTATTAGCGTTGGTCGCGGTCGTAACAACACCAGCCGCGCTTGTGTTTTCGGCAAGGATGGATAGGTTACGTGGCAGGCTCATAATTTATCCAATCTTTTGCTTGTTCTACCCAAATGTATTGTTTTCCATCATTAGGCATAGGTTTTGGTGGATTCCATTTACAAGTTTGTTCGTCTAAAACGTAATTACCATCTGGCTTTGGCGGTATAAACGCATCCCTTTGTACATCATAGGTATAGCCAATCCCGGCGTAGTTCTTACGAAACGGAGTGCCGCCTAGTAGGTGTTCACCAGCAAACGTGTTGTAACTGGTCTTTTTCCAAACGTGTCCGGTTGTCTGTGCGTAGATACCTTCGCCATCATGCGGCTCGTCCACACCAACGATTACTTGGACAACAATGTTGTTTTCATCAAGTTGTGCAAAATGTGCCATGATTAAAATTGAAATGTTCCAGTGCCAGAAGTAAATTTATAAACTTTGTATCCAGCGCGAGATGCGGTATCTGATGCTGGGACATTAGAACCTGTAGTGGTTACTCCGTTAACAACCATACCCGCTGAAAATGAACGAATGTCTGCGTAAGTATTTGGGTAAGCAAGAATAACAATGCCTGAACCACCATTACCGCCAGATGAAATTACACCGCCGCCACCGCCACCACCACCAGTATTTACTGTACCAGCAACTCCATTAACAGTGTTTCGACCACCAGCGCCCCCAACACTTGAGCCTCCCGCACCGCCAGTACCGGCAGTAGTACCAGAACCTCCACCGCCACCGCCAGCATAAGCAGTGCTTGTACCTGAGATTGATGAGGATGATCCCGCACCGCCTGCTGTTCCGTTAACATTAGAGTTTGTAACACTTGCTGCACTAGCACCGCCGCCACCTGTGCCACCAAAATTTGTGCTGGTAGAGGAATTAGCACCTAAAAATCCTTGCCCAGAAGTTCCAGCACCTCCAAGATAACCAGTCCTACCAAAAGCGCCGCCGCCAGAGCCGCCAGCAGCACCATTACTTCCTGCATTATTGCCACCGCCACCACCCCCTGCGATAGAAGTTATAGTACTAAAGACAGAATTTGAGCCGTTACCACCAGCTATGCCAGTATTATTTGCTCTCCCAGTACCACCACCGCCAATCGTGACGGTATACGCGGTTGACACGGATACCGCAAATCCAGTTGCAGTGAGATACCCTCCAGCACCCCCGCCTCCGCCCCCTCCAGCAGAGTTATCCGCAGAACCTCCGCCGCCACCGCCAGCAACTACTAAGTAATCAACACTGGTGGGGGCAGCACCGGGCCATAAAGAGCTTTGCAAACCCTGCATTACTTCATTGGAACGCCAAATTCCAACAGCCGAAGCACTGCTCAAAGTAGCCGCCGTAGCAGCCATAATAGAGCCTTTGTACCTAGTAGACATTAGGTAATTGCCTCGTAAGATGCAGTTAATTCAATTGCCGATGCCGTGCCAACAGTCACCACAATAGACTGCGCTTCACCAAGGTAAAACGCCGTGCTTTTATCCGCAACAACAATTGAAGCGTTTACCGGAAGAGGCACTTGGTACACCAAACGATAGTTAGTACCCGCACCAGCAGCAGCACTATTGATTGCTACGGTTACATTTGCAACAGATGCTGTTACGTTTGTAGCAACAATGTTGTCTATCTTGTTGACCGTGCCAGCCGCAGGCGTGAGCGCAGTCCAAGTCGTAGCAGATGTAGTGCTAGGAATTAAATAAGACGTGTTTCCGTAAATTGATGTTACGTTAACGATATTAGGGTTTGCCATGTCTGTTCCTCAATAGCCGAAGATCATCGCCATTGCGATACTTTTGCCTGTTGTTACGCCGGTTACGGAAGTGGTGATAACAAGAGCTTCCACAATGTCGCCTGCCGCGCAAGCTACGCCAAGGGTGAAGTCTGTTCCGCTAGAGGCAGTGTAATCAGAGCCGGTTAGTAATACACCATTTACGTAAATCTGAAGGTAGCCTACCGCATAAGTAACTGTAAACGCCGTTTGACCAGCCGTAGCGGTAAAAGTTGTCCTGCTGTATGCGCTTGCACCGCCACTAGCGGCGTTGATCGTAACCACGCCTGTGCCGCCCCCCGGTGAAATAGTTACGTTTGTTCCCGCAACAATTTGGGTCACGCCACCAGTTGCCGCCGCCCACGATGCCGTAGTTCCATTAGAGGTCAGGACGTAGCCGGTTGTGCCGATGCCGAGCCGGGTAGCGCTATTTGTGCCGTTGCCGATGATCAGATCGCCGGTGGTCGTTACCGGCGATAGCGCGTTAAAGGCCGCGCCTGCGGTTGTTTGGCCCGTGCCGCCGTTAGCGATGGCCACCGTGCCGGTGACGTTCCCGGCTGTGGCCGCATTTAAGTTGGCCACCTGAGTGGTCGATGCCACGGTAAACGGGGCCGTGCCGGTAGCCACCGTGGACGTAATCGCCCCAGAGGCCGATACCGTGGTGAACGCTCCTGTGGTGGCCGTAGTCGCGCCAACAGTGCCGTTGATGTTGATAGAAGCCGTGCCTGTCAGGTTGGTGACCGTGCCGCTGCTAGGCGTGCCTAATGCGCCGCCGTTAACCACAAAGGCGCCAGCAGTGCCAGTATTTACGCCCAAAGCCGTTACGACGCCTGTGCCAGTGGTGGTGGTGCTCGGAGCAGCCCCGGCGCCGCCGCCTATCACCAAAGCGTTTGTGGTCAACACAGCAGACGATGCCCATGCGCTTGCGCTTGAAAAGTAGGGTATGCCGCCCGAAGTGCCCGCGACTGTTAAGGCCAAAGTGCCACTTGTTGTGATCGGGGAGCCGCCAACCGAAATAATGCCGCCGGTAAAGCTCTGCGCCACGCTTGTGACCGTGCCGCCTGTGCCAGTGGCCGATATGGATATCGTTCCCGCGCCGTTGGTGATTGAGACGCCGGTTCCGGCTGATAGCGTAGCCCGCGTAAAGCCCGTCCCGTTTCCTATGTCTAAGGCCCCGTTCGCGGGGGTCGAGGTGAGCCCCGTACCGCCGTTAGCTACGGCCACCGTGCCGGTCACGTTGGCTGCGTTGCCCGAGATGTTGCCGCTTACCGCACTGCCAGAGATCGCAATTGACGTGTTGGTGACGCTGGTAACTTGGCCTTGGGCGTTGGTGACAAATACCGGCACTTGGCTCGCCGAGCCGTATGTACCCGCCGTGCCAATGTTAGCAATAGAAAACTGGTTGGTTACAAGGTTTAACCCCGTACCAGCCGTGTACGTCTGGACCGCCGCAAATTGGATAAAAACAATGGACGTCGTGCCTACCGTGATAGGCAGGGGCGTCTGCTGGACCCAAGACGTATTGGCGTTGGTAGTGCCCGATATAACCAAAAGCAAGTCGCCAATGTCTATCTCGTTGGTCCCAGAGCCGCTGGTGTCATAGTCCGTGGCGCGGGTTAAGACGTACGCAACACCAGCCGTGCCTGCGGTGGTCAGCGTGTACACGCCGTTAAATGCCGCGCTGGGGGTCGTGTTGTTGACGTAGGACCCAACCTCGTTCTTTATGAGGATGCGCTTGCCAACGTCGCCAGATACAAAGGTGTACCCGTCAATAGTCAGAGTGCCGACCGCATTAGCGGTTATCGTTGCGCCCACCCCGCTTGCGCCGTTGTTATAGGTATAAGCAGACAAAGCCGCTGCGGTAGCGTAGTTACAAGCCGCATGAAAATTGATACCCGTGGCAATTGAGTCAGCGTATGACTTGTTTACAATGTCGTTGCTCGAACTTGGGGCCGTGGTAATTGTGCCCGTTGTTAACGCTATTGACGTGATGTCGGTGTTCGCGCCGCTCTGGGCTGCGCTCAGGTTAGTCCTAGCGCCTGCCGCGGTTGTGGCGCCAGTGCCGCCGTTGACCACCGCGACTATGCCAGTGACGTTGGCCGCTGTGCCAGTGGTGTTCTGGTTCAGCGTCGGGACATCCCCCGCAACGATGGCCGCAAGGACCGCATTTGTGCCGTTAGAGCGCAGGTAATAGCCCGAGGTCTGCGCGCCGGTCAAAGCGGTGATAGCCGCAGCAGCCGTCGTCTGCCCAGTGCCGCCGTTAGCAATTGGCAAGGCCGTACCAGAGTAGCTGATCGCCAGCGTACCGGACGTGGTGATCGGACTACCTGAGATGGACAAGAACGCGGGGACCGTCGCCGCCACGGATGTGACCGTGCCGCCCGCACCGGTGGCCGATAACGTACCGGCAGCGAATAAAACGCCCGAACCGATGGTCACGTTGCTGAACCCACCAGAGCCGTTGCCGTAAAGGATAGACGCGCCGCTAGTTGCCGGGGCGTAGTCAGTACCGGACACTGCCGCCGAGATAGCCGTCCCGTTGCCTTTTAAGAGCCCAGAAACCGACGTAGAAAGCGTTATCGCGGGGGTAGTGGTGCTGGTGGCCACCGTGCCAGAAAAACCGTTGGCAGAGACAACCGACACGCTCGTTACCGTGCCGCCCGGATTGCTTGAGTTAATTGTCTGGTTTGGCCAAGTACCCGTTATGGTGACATTCGTACCGGCTACTAAATTTGGTGTTGTTGTCCCTGTTCCGCCGTTGGCTACGGGAAGCGCGCTGCCGGAGTAATCTATGGCCAGCGTGCCAGACGTGGTGATCGGGCTACCAGATACGGACAAGAACGCCGGAACCGTAGCCGCAACCGAAGTCACCGTGCCGCTACCGCTAGTAGTGCTTATGGTCTGGTTAGGCCAAGTGCCCGTGACGTTTATGTTGGACCCGGCAACTATCGAGGGGGTGCTGGTCCCAGTACCGCCGTTGGCGACGTTGAGTATCCCACTAAGTGTAATAGCCCCCGTGGAGGCCGTAGACGGGCTAAACCCAGTCGTTCCCGCGCTGAAGGTAGTTACCCCGCCAGCAGAGCCGTTTGAGGCCGCTGTGATGCGCCCTTGGGCATCCACGGTCAAGTTGGTGTTGGTGTACGAGCCCGCCGAGACCGCGGTGTTTGTGAGCCCGATGGTGGGGTTGTTGGCGCCGTTGCCATCGGTAACCGTGATCTGGCCAGCAGTGCCGGTTATGGTGCGGTTGGCTATGGTCGTACCGCCCACGATGGCCAGCATGCCTGTACCAGACGAACTGGCGATAGCAGCGGCCACGCCGGTCAATTGGAAGGTCGGGTTACCCGCGATGCCGTCACCGCTAGTGACCGATAGGCCCAAGCCGCTGGTGCTCAAGGTACGGGCCGCGAGGGCCGTGGAGCTAGTCTTAGCCACGATGCCCGTTCCGAGGCTGTTTAGATTAGCCAGCGCGCCGGCAAGGTTAACCTGTAGCGTGCTCTGCGAGCCACCATCGGCCAAACTGAGCCCAGAACCCACCGCAAGGGCGCGGCTGTTGGGCAGTGTAGGTTCGTTGTTGGCCGTCAGGAAGCTCTGCGTCTGGATGGGCGACCCGGCCAGCGCAGCGGTCGTGGTCTGCACCGTGACGCCGTTTTGGACAATAGGCACCGCTTCCGTCCCAGTAATCGTCTGGGCTTGTGGAAGCTGGGTGATGGTTACATTGATCGACATGTTCAGGGCTGCGGGGCCAGTCCGCTGTTATTGCCGTTGTTCTCCGGCGTGTTCGTGTTCTGCTCGGTGCTGAGTATCTCACCGCCATAAGGCGTCGTGACTATGTCGCCGCCAGTAACTGCCACGCTCACATCAGGGCGCGGAAAGCGGATCGTGATGCGCTCAGTCTGGCGAGCAGCCAGCCGGTATGGGTCAATCTGGTCTGCGCAACCTTGGTCGCACACCAGCAGGCCGGGGAAGTTGGGGTCGTTGCGCGCAGTTGAGTGCGCGCGCTTCATCTTGCACCTGTCGCATACGAAGATCGCAATGTCGGAGCCGCCACGGGTGTCAAGGAACCGGGGCATAGTATCTACCTCGAATAGACCGAAATATTAGGCGCCAAAAATATGGGCGACTTGTCGCGCTCTTCTTGCTCGGCCATTTGGAAGTATTTTTCCGCTTGGCCTTCAAGGTACTGGATGCGCGGCATATCAACGCCGGGAAGCTCCTGTGCCATCTGGTGGCCCAGCATGTTCTGGATGGCCATGAGCCAGCGGTCAGGGATGGCCAACTGGCCGCTCAAGGCGCCCACGTCCTGCACATAGGCCGAGTACCAGACCGTCATCTGCACAAACGGGTCCGAGGGCGTTGGCCACACCGTTATGGTGGCCTGCGGGATCGTGCGGTTAAGCCAGAACTGGAACGGCTGGTTGGCCGTAAAGTTCTTATTGGGCAGGTTGGTGTAGTCATCGCGGTTGAGCCGCGACATAGTGATCTCGGTGGAGTTGTTGCCCACGTAGAACTCAGCCACGCTCAAAGTGCCGCCGCCCGTCTCGCGCATGCGGTAATACTGCGCTGTGACGCCCGGATCAATGTCGTACCAGAGCCACTGTCCGCTTACCCACGTAACGACACCGGTGTCATACAGAGTGTTCCACGTGGAACCGTCGTTGGACCATTCCAGCAGGATGTGAAACGAGCCCGAGGTGGCGGGCAGGATACCGATTGACCCGGCGTATATTGAGTTGTTTGTACCGTAGTTGACGCCAATGTAGCCGTTGGGCGAGGTCTGGGTGTCCGCCGTGGCCGTGTTGTTGTCAAAGGCTAACTGGGCGTTACCCGAAGACGCAAAGTATCCGTTGGCAATATTTGGCGTAGGGCGGTTTAACGTGCGATAGAGCGCGTTTAGCACATCGTTGCCACCTACGGGCAGCAGGTACTCGTACTGGTCAGGATTGAGGCCGATTACGGTTTTTTTGATGGCGAAATACTGGATGCCTTGGTTTATCAAGTTGCTCAGGATGTAAAACAGCGACTCCTTGGCCGCTTGCACCTGCTCAACCGTCAATTCCTCGGCCAACTTCCCAGCACGTCGCGCCCCATGGTCAATGAGCTTTTGGACCGTGATGATGGTCTGGCCAACAGTACCTGAGTAAGCCATGGCTTTTCCTTACCAGCAAGGCGCTTTTGAGGACTTGGTAACGCTAGACACGCGGCGGGTGGTTATGTGGCCACCTTTTTTGTACCGTGGAGCCGTTTGCAGCGCCGTAGATGCGGCGTTGATATTCTGCAAAGTCGGGTTTTGGTCTTGATTTGGTGCGTTCGCGCTGTCGGGCTGGCCGCTTCCGCCGTAGCTAAGGTTAAGCGGTGGAGCCGCGCTTGGCGCTTTAGAGTTGTCTCCGGGCGGCGCGGTGAACCGGGAAGCCGTACCCACCACGTCACCAAGTGCGCCACCGTTTGCAAATTTTTTAACTTTGGCCATGTTCGTTCCTTACCAGCCGGGACAGTTCCAGCGTTGCATTGATGCCCTTGCACGGCTACCGGGTTCGCTTTTATGAGCGACCGGCCCCATACGGGCACAGAAAGAATCGCGCCTTGCGCCACCTTTGGGCTGTGGAGCCTTCAGGTGCGATCCGGTTTCCCGATTGTAGCGCTCGCGTCCTTTGGCGGTAAGCCCTGCGCCTTGTTTGGCGGGGAGTTTCTCACCACGCCCGATAGCTAGAGATGGGTTTTTAGCCATGATTACCAGCAAGACTTCATCATCTTGCCGCCTGATTTCATTTTGGTGGTTTTGGCTGAGTCTTTAAAAGCCTCGGCAGTTGGTGCGCCTTTGGAGCCGGGTTTGCGCATGTGCTCTTTAGAGCCATGGGCGATACGTTCACGTTTGGCGTTAATGTTGGCATACAAGCCGCCTTCGGCCATGTAGCCCATCTTGTGCCGTACTTGCTCAGGCAAGTTAGGCAAGCCTTTGTTGCTCTCAGGGATTTCTTTAAGAGACCCGCCGCCTGCCTTTTTTACGGGCGCGGCGCGCTTGGTGCTGTACGCAATCGCCACCGCTTGTTTGACAGGTTTACCCGCATTCACTTCGGCGGCGATGTTCTTCTTAAAGGCTTTTTCAGATTTGGATTTGATCAAAGGCATGATACGTCCTTAGCTGTAGGTCTTAACCATTTCTAAAACAACGGTGTAGGTATCGCCAGAGCTTGCATCAGCGGTGCTAAAAACAATGTTTCCGTTTTTACCTGTGCCCGAATTGTTTGTGATGCCACCGATGCTTGAAAAATCATTCTCGTAATTGGTGTTGATCGTACTAAGAAAAAACGGTACATCGGTTGAGGCATCCCAGTACATACGCACTTCCAAGCCGTGGCATACCGAAGTAATTTTGTTCACAATAACACCGGTGCAGGCTTTGCCAGAACCGCTGCTGGCTAAGTTGGCCACATTGACTTTGGTCACGGCGGTCTCGCCTGTGCCATCGCTAATATTGGTGAATTTCATGATAGCCAAGCGCTCACCGTCTATCAGCGTTTGGCTTGTAACTGCATCTGCCATATCTATCTCCAATTAAAAAGTAGGGGCCGAAGCCCCTACTTTACTAGCACTTGGCTCGTCCGCCGCCTTTGCGGGCCATGGGTGGATTTACCATCCCCCGACCTGCTCCAGCAGAAGGCTTCTTGCCCAGTAAACGCATCATTGCGTTCATCGCGTCAGACGGAGCGTTACGAATGGCATTGGCTATCCCCATATCGTCATCGCTTGGCCCAACAGACTTGCCGTAGGCGCCGCCGCTCATGTCGCGCATCGGCATTTGCTGGTCATCCATGCTGCCGCCCATAGCTTTGCGCATAACCTTGCCACCCTTTTTGAAGGTGCCCGATTGCGCGGTGTTGCTTACTGGTTTTGACATCGGCTTGCTAGGCATTGCTACGGCGTGGCCAGCGTTGTTAACACTGCCCCCCGTAGCGAAGTGCTTTTTTGCAGCACCGCCTTTTTTGTAGCCGCCAGCATTGGCTTCTTTGACTTCACCAGTTACGGTGTTGGTCTTGCCGGGTTTAGAAGTATCAGCCGGACGATTTTCCCAGTTGGTAGAGCCGCCGTTTTTGAAGCCGCCAGAGTTGGACATGCGCACGCCACCAGTGCCGGTAGCACTGTCTTTTTTGTCGCCATCCACTACCTTTGTCTTCATAAACTTGCCCGCGTTGCCTTCAATGGTTCCGCCGGTTTTGTAGCCAGCCGGTTTGCCCATCTTGACCATTCCAGTGCCGTGGGCGCTGTCTTTCTTGTCGCCGTCAACTACTTTGGTCGTGCCGCCGTTCTTTAGCTTCAGCTTGGTGCCCTTGCCGCCTTCGTGCTCTTGCATGTCGTGCTGCTTAAAAGCCTTTTTGATCATGGCTTTATCTTGGGACATGTCACCGCCTTTAGCCATGCCGCCTTTTTTCATCAAAGGAGCAGCCATAGCAGCGCGACGTGCCATCATAGAAGGAGCTTTGGGGGCAGCAGCCGGCGCAGAATACGAGGTGTCGGGCATGGTATTCATGCTCTTAGAACGCATATTCTCAAAGCCGTACTCGCCGCCGCGGTTCATGCCGACGTGACCACCTTTTTTGAGCTTCAGGATAACTGAGGGCTCAGTGGTCTCCATCTTCACCATTGGTTTAAATTGGCCCATGGTTACTCTCCTTATGCTTGAGTTACGCCGAGAGCACCAACGCGGGTAGCGTTAGGGCCTACAGCAATTGCTGGCAGCGAAATGGCCATCACTGTACGAACGGTGCCGTCCGATGCAGTTGCCGGGGCGTAGGTTCCGCGGACGTCACCAGTACCGGTAGTGGCTACAGCAGTGTCTGCGGCAACAAACGTACCGGCATCTTGTGCCAGCGTGCTGTTGCTCTTGACGCTGATAACGTAGGCCACATTGAACACGCGGACTGGCAAGCCCAGAACATCGCTTGTGCCAATTAACACAGCAGTTGCCGAGCCAGCAATCGTTGCACCAGAGACTTGGAAGAACGCTTTCTTGCCGGTTACGGCAGTACCCGCAGTAGCCACGGTGATGACTTCGCTCATTGCTTGGCCGTAGTAGTCAAAACCACTTACGGTAAAAGCGCGGGCGGTAGTCGAGCAGTTCACTTTGATTGCGCGGGGCAGATCAAGCTGAAGTACGGTCGTGCCGTCGGTGCGAGTTACAGACTTTACCGAAGTACCAGCGGTCAAGGTCACTGCGCCTGCGCCAGCAGCAGTCTGCGATAGCGCGATGTTGTTGGTGACCGCAGCTTGTGGGATCACGTCCCATACATAAACGCGACCAATTGGGCCGATACCCAAGTCCATCGGTGCAGGATCATCAAACTGGATGTTGCCGTGCGCGTACATGGCCGTGCTAGAAGCGGTAACCGACTGGTTGATGGTGTAAGTACCAAGACCACCAGCGCCAGTGCCAAAGCCGGTGATATACGTGCCGTCGGTTACGCTTGAACCGTCAACGTACATACCGATAACAATGGGGGCTCCTTGGCCCAACACAGTAACGGTCAGTGTCGTTCCCGACATAGAACCAGTAAAGGTCGTGGTGTAAGGGCGGATTCCGGTTCCCATGTACGTCTGGGCCGGACCTAAAAATAAATCGTCCGAAAATTGGGGCATGGTCTGCTCCTTGAAAAGTTTGACCGATGTTAATAAAACGGGAGGGGTTAGAGGCCCCCTCCCAAGCCTTAACGCTTTTTAAGCGCCGGGAGTACCGTACATCGCACGTGGGTCGGTGAAGCCGACATCGTAACGCTCGGTAGCCTTGTAACGCATGGAGTCGGTTTCGAAGTCACCTTCCATGGTCTTTTCCAGACGACGACGCATCAAGAGCTTCATGCCCTCGGGCGCATCAGTCTGGACCCACCAAGCGGTGGCACTGGTCAAACGGCTCAACACAGCAGCGCCCTCGTCCAACAAACCAATGGATTTCACTGGGTTGATGTCGTTGTTGGCGTTGCCGGTGCGCAGAACCGATTTAAGCAGCACTTCGGCTTGGAAGATGTTGCCCGGGGCCACCACCAATTGGCGGGGAACCAGACGAATCTTCTTGCCGTTGTTGTCCACGGCCTGACGGACTTGGATCAACATTTGCTCAAGGGAGGTTTGCGACAGAACCGCAGCAGTAGCGAGTTGGTTGCTGAAAGTACCGTTCACGATGGGGTGAGCAGTATTGATCAGCGAGACGCCATCGCCGCCGGGGTAGGCGCTGTTGAACGCTACGTTCAAGACGTTTGCGGACAACAGTTCCTTGGTTTCCACCAGCGATTGTGCCAAGTGACGTGCGTACACTTGACCCAAGCGGATGTGGTCGCCGTCTTCTACCAGCACTTTGGTCAGGGCAAATGCCAGACCATAGACCTTGTAGATGTAGCGCTTCAGGAACAGAACGCCACCCTGTTGGTACGTGACGGGAGTACCGTCAGGCAACTGGGGCGCCGCGCCGAAACCGTACAGTACGGGCTCTTCGTGGTAGTTACGTGGGATGCCGTCTTCTTCACGGAACACGCGGCTCCATTCGTCGGCGCGTTGGTCATAGACTCCGTCGAAGCATTCGTTGAGGATAGGCTCAACGATACTGCGAAAGTCCGTACTTCTCATTGGTGCAGCCATTGTTTATTCTCCTTATGCAATAGCGGTGAATTGGCCGAAGTATTGTGAACGTGAATTCACAACGCGGACAATAACGTAGGAATCGCCCCAAGCATTATCCGGGTAGGGAGCGATGTCCACCACACGCATATCGCCTTGAACGCCGTTACCGACAGCCGTCGAAACGCCAAGAGTGGCGGCAGACAGACCGGTGGTATTGGAACCAGCAGCAATGTTGGAGAAGTTGTACTCATTCCCGAGGGAGGTTTGAGCAATGGTCGCATCGGTTTGAATTTCATAAACGATGTTGGCATCGTTGTAAAAATACGCAACGCAAGAACCGGTTTGGTAGGCAGTGTTAGCGGGCCAGTAATTGGACACGCGACGACGGCCAGTGGTATCAGTCCACTCAACACCAGCGAAGGCGCCGCTATAAGCAGCTCCAACAGTAGCGATGATGATAGTACCAGCGGATGGGTTGTACTTGACAGGTTGACCCTTCAAGATATCGGACGAATAGGCCGATGCAATACCGCCAGCAAGCGCCTGTGCGCGATCCAAACCAGAGGGGTGGAACGCAGGACGCAAGCCAAACGGAGCAGAGGTAGCACTCATATAAACTCCTTAGTTAACCCGAAAATACGGGCATGCGATTGGTTTGCTTGTCAACAAAATTGCCCATCCCTTCACCCTCAACCTGCACCAGCGATTTGCCGTTGCTGTCCCGTGCGCCTTGAAGATTCTCCACTTGGACACGGATTTTTTCCGCTTCCTCTTGGGGCTTATCGTGGTG